CGGCATCAACGGCTTCGTCATCGGCCCATTGATCGCCGCCCTGTTCATCGCCTGCTGGAATATTCTTTCCGGCCGCGACAGCGCAGAAACCACTGATGAAATCGATGAAGATTTTATCGAGGAAGGGAAAAATCACCCTGATGCCACTAGGGTGGATTGAAACATTATTTATTTTCGGTTAAAACGGAGAAGCGGGTGTCCCCAGGGGCCCGCCATCACTCTAATACAATGAAATTATTTAATGTTTTAAAATAAGAATAAGACGGTGGAGCTTATGACTAACTTTAATTCTAGCGATTTTTAACAAAATCAACCTATCAAATAGGCAATAGCATTTATTGAGAAAATCGATAATCTTTATCTATTCCTCGACTCCATTTAACATATCACCAAGACTAACAAGTAGGTACACTGCAAACACAACTAATTTAGTAAATCTCATCAATAATCACAATTAGTAAAGTTAAATTTAACTTCTTTTCTTCATTACCTTTATGATTTTCTTCTCAACGTATTCATGGAAAACAATTCCACTAAAAATTGTAAATAAAATAGATGCAAAAAAAATATAACCACCATCGATCTCATGAACTATTTTTGATGCGGCCTTCATTATTATCGGCAAAGAAAAAACCTGAATAAGGTACAAAGAATAAGATGCATCGCCTATGTATGTAATAATACTTTTACGAAAATCCATACAAATCACAGAAAAAGCAACAATAGCAAGCGCAACCAAACCAATAGTCAATGGCCTCGACCACGAAAAAATATCTGAAGATGCATTACTTATCGAAAAAATAGACACTAAAGATACTGTTATTGGGAAGAATAAAATTGCCCTTGCTTTGTTCTCAATATTTAAAAATTGCACAACATAATACAGTATGACTCCAAATAAAAACTCCACTGCCATTGGCCTTATTATACCTATAATTGTCATCACAAAAATAGTTAAAATCAATACTGGGATTTTTACCTTTCTACTTTCAATAATAATACACAATGAAAAAAACGCATAAAAAATCATCTCTAATTCGAGGCTCCAGCCAACATATATGGTTGGGTAAGAGAATCCTAATAAATGGCTAATAAAAAACACCGATGATATATTTTGCTCTTTTGAAAAAATAATATATCTAAATACATCAGGGTAAAAAAATTGCATTGTAATCATTAAAAAAGTAAACATCCAGTAAACTGGGATTACTCTAACCACTCTATCCTTAATAAATTCAATGGAACTCTTTTTTTTTACACTATCTATCTGAGCCATGATGTATCCGGATATCACAAAAAAAACATCAACACCGAAAGCCCCCCAATGTCCAATATTTAAAAATCCATCAAATTCAAATCCGTATTTATAGATTAGCCCAGAGGAATGATACGCTATTACCATCAAAACGGCCAAAGCTCTAAGTATTTGTATGTTGTTTATCACTTTAATAGACCGATCTACAATAAATAATTACATATGATTATATATCTATTATTTAATTCTGTAAATAACCCCCGTATAAGAAATTATAAAATCGGTAAGAACACTCATAATTAAATGAATGATAAAACCATTATACATAATATTTTACTCATGCAATAAATTACCCAGTGATACATTACTCTCTGGCGATATTGATAACCCTATGTGATATGCAGATTCTCGATATGATATGATATGATAAAAAATCTAGTAAGACCTAAGGGAAGGCAAATATTAATTGAGAAGCTGAAGAACAAGAAGCACCCCATGAATAACTCTCTAGTTCGAAACGACTAAACAATGAGCAAGGGACCAAAACACAGTTTCTCCCCGAGCATTTAGGCCACGATCAGTGGTTCAACCAGGCTTTTTATGAGTTTTTTGTGATACAACGTTTTGGTAAAAGCTTCATGCGGAATAAAAAACGGGAACCATCAGGTTCCCGTTATCATTCAACGCTAAAGCACCCTTACATGTGTTTAACGATAGCGTCGCCAAACTCTGAACATTTCAGCAGTTTAGCGCCATCCATCAGGCGTTCGAAGTCATAGGTCACGGTCTTGGCAGCGATTGCGCCTTCCATGCCCTTAACAATCAGGTCAGCCGCTTCGAACCAGCCCATGTGACGCAGCATTAGATTGCAGTCTAGATCATAACCAATTGAATATAATAATAAAAAACACATTTAATCTATGTGACTGTATCATTTTAGGTAATTCGTAAGCCTTTGATTATAATCAATGTTTATCTGGTTTTGATAATGCCTTCGGCTGGGCTCACCGTCATGTAGTGTCAGCGCGCAACGGTACACCAACGGACAGAGAGGCTAGCGAGGAAATGCTGCAGGAAGCGTGGGAAAATGCAGATAACTGATTTCCACCATGACTCAAGTGTATTAGCCCAGACTTGAATCTGACACTGCTAGGCTCCAGAGCCAATCTGACAGGCAGCGGTGCCAAGAACGGACATTGTAAGCAACCAAGCATATATCTCGATTTTTGATAAGCAATCGGAAAATAATGATGACACGCCGAGTTGAGCTGTGAGGGATAGCTAATGCTCATAGTGAAATTTTTGTGAATCGGAATAACGATTTTAAGGGATAAAGAGCTATTGGTCAGTTAAAGTTATCAGCTGTCAATAACAACCTCATCTCAGTGGATTTTATCTTACTTCACCTAAGAACACCCCATATTTAAACCTGTGACATTATGCTGTAATCCACTATGTAGGCATGCTTGAAAACTTATTAAGAAAAAACTAATTTCTTACATTTGGATACGTGAGGCTAGCATTACGTTCTACTTTAACAATAATTAAAAAAACCAACGGTTGCATAAATATTTAACATTAGGTGAGCGTTTTCAATAGTATCGACAAATAATCGATGATTCTGGTCGTTGTTACTCTCCCTCTTTTATAGTCTGCGTCAAGTTCACTTTACTGTTAAAAACTATAATTAACACGAAAACTATACCGTATAGAAGACCTGCTGAATTCTCGCTCCCCGTTCACAGTAGACGAATGTCTGAGGCGATATAACGGATTTCATTGATTCGGCATGAAAGAGTGGCGAAGCGCCACTCTTTCAATATTACTTCATTTCAAGTGTCGAATGTGAGTAAATGTCCGGAATCAAGCCAACAGAACTTAAAGCATTTCTATGCTTATAACATCCAGGGTAGTAATAGATTATTTTTTTAAGCTCTTCATTTTCTATTTGAAGTATGTCCAGCATGACAAGTAAATATAAAGTGGAAAGCGCGTGCAAATGAGGAATCAGCTTTGTTATAAACTTATCATATTCGCCTGGAGTTCTTTCTCCTCCGTGATGTGATAAATCATTTCTGAGATGTGCGCAGGAATCACAAAACTCTCTCAGTAATGTTGGTTCAATATCTAGATTAAGATGAAGGAATGTATCATAAAGCCTTTCAGCAAGAGAACGTTCATTATCTCTCGATAATGCCTTCATTAGCCATCTGCGATCATCTGATGTGAGTATTTTGTTTTCTTTAATAATATCAGATATTCGTTGTATTTTTTCTTCAAGTTTTGACTTAACCATTACATCAGAATTTAAATCATTTCTTCTGTCTAATGCCTCTAGTCCCCAAACCATGTTGACAAAAATATTCTCTGCATAAGTGCTTTTGTTTCTAAGAATGCTTAAATAGAGATTTATGCCTGGACCAAGAGTTTTCCTTTTTTCATACCACGTAGTAACCATTGCTCCGAATTTTTCTCTAATTCTAGGGAATGGTACTGTTACGTCGATCCATTTAAATGCGTTCTCCGTTATGCGAGCTCTTTTGAAATAACACTCTACTGTCTGGAGTTTCTCGTTATCTTCCCAGTATAACAATGGCCAACCAACCGATGCTTGGTCGTTAATTAGAATCATTAATAAATCCTGGAGTCCATGATACTTATCCAGGAGGTCATCAATTTCAGTGCTTTGGGTTAGTTCATAACTAAAATGTGATGTAATGCTAACGTCGAGCTTAACCGTTTGTGTATTGGGTTTTTTTCCTTCTAGATGATTTACAAGTTTAAGAGTACCGTCATCCAGTGCCCAAGAGTTACTCTCTTTCAAATTCATATTGATAGCAGAGGTTAACTCCGTGTTTTTTAAATGTTCGAATGTTCCTGGATGAGACCAGTCATTCAAGTTGCTTAGTGGTATTCTAATTCTATTGAATTTCTCAGTTTTTATTTTTTTATTAGATATTAGGCAAATCTCAGCCACGAACTTCTCATATGAAACATGCCCAATTTGTGCCCCATTGGTTCTGATTTTTTTTAAGGTAATGTATTTTTCTGATTTTTTTAAAACACCAAAAATAGAGATTTCCTTATCAATCTCAACGACACCAAATATTGCCTCACCTCCAATCCTGCCGGAAAAACTTTGATGAAGTTCAAGTTCAATAATTCCTTTATCATCAATTTTCAATTGCCCTGGTACAGCAAGTTCACCTTCAGAAATACTAGACAACCAAAAGAAACCAGGTTCATTCATAATCATAGTTAGTTTACTCAGTTGATATGAAAATTAAAATGCCTTACAAAATCAGCAATCAGATAAATAGCACCATTAAATAATAATGGTAGCACATTGATTCAAATGATATAAACCAGCAATTAACGATTTTTTTCAGTTGATAAACGGAATATCACTAATTTTTGTCACATAAGCAGTCTGACCTGCTCCCCGTTGATTCATACAACATGCTATTGCAATGTCCGCAGTTCGCTCAGAGCTGACTGCTAGGTGAAATTTTGTTTTATCTGTGGAAGCTGTCAATTCAAGTCTGAGCTAACACAGATTAAACCTATCGCCGCCCCACTGGTTTAGTACACCCGAGCACGTGGTAGATCACTTAGCCGTGTCGTGTATGCAGGTGATAGTAGCTCGCGCTTCATCGACCATGACTGGTGTGCCCCTTGCCCAGCGAACCATAGCTGGGCCCTCCCCGAGTTATTGATGCGGTCAAGAACACCCATCAGTTGCTCACTGTTCTTCCGTGGCTGATATTCATCGAACAGCCCAAGCTGGGCTACACCCTGGCTGAAAAAGTCCTGCAGCATCACCCCACCTTTCTGATACCGATGACCGGATTGCCAAATCGCGTCAAGACAGCGCATCGCGGCGGCAATAATATCTCGGGTATCCTGTGTCGGCGTGCTCAGTTTTATACTGGCCGTGTTGCCGTAGTATTCCTCATTGATAGAGAACGGACTGGTTTTAAGCCAGGCGCTGACATGCCGGCAATACTGACGTTCCTCTCGTAATTTCTCCGCTGCACGTGTCGCATACATGCAGATTGCCTGATGCATCTGGTCATATTCAGTGATTCGATCACCAAAGCTTCGGCTGCAAATGATCTGCTGCTTCGTCGGCGCGAACTCCTCAAGTTCAAGGCAAGGCTGACCGCGTAACTCTCTCACCGTACGCTCTATCACAACACTAAAATGCTTGCGGATCATCGTCGTGCTGGCATCAGCCAACTGCAGCGCGGTTTCGATACCCATCATGTTGAGTTTTTTCGATATCCGCCGGCCGATACCCCAGACCTCATTCACCGGCAGTAAGTCCATAAGTTTGCGCTGGCGCCCTTCGTTGGACAGGTCCACAACCCCGCCAGTCTTGTCCCACTTCTTCGCCGCAAAGTTGGCCAGCTTCGCCAGTGTCTTGGTTTGAGCAATGCCAACCCCGACTGTTAGGCCGGTATTGCGTAACACTTTAGCCCTCACCTGGCGGCCAAAGGTTTCAAGGTCGATACAATTACGCACGCCGGTCAGATCCATGAAACTCTCATCGATCGAGTAAATCTCAACACGCGGTGCCATCTCTTCTAAAACGGCCATCACTCGCTGTGACATGTCAGCATAAAGCTCGTAATTACTGCTGAACGCTATCCCCCCGACGCTCTCAAATTCACGCTTAATTTTGAAATAGGGTTCCCCCATTTTCAGGCCCAGAGCCTTCGCCTCCTTGTTCCTGGCAACAACGCACCCATCATTATTCGAAAGAACGACAACGGGCCGGCCGCGCAGGTCTGGACGCCACAAGGTTTCGCAGCTCGCATAAAAGCTATTCACATCAGCAAGCGCATACATTACTTAAGCCTCGTTATCGATGACACCACGACGCCTATCACCTCCAAATCGTCGCCGCTGTCATGGAGTAGGATCGGCTCATACTTTGGATTCATTGGCTCCAGCTGCGCGCGCGGATGTAAGCAGAGACGTTTCACAGTGAACTCGCCAGCGATGCTGGCAATAACTATATCGCCATGAGCTGGGCTGATACTGCGATCGACAACGAGCATAGAGCCCTCCGTGATGCCCGCCTCCAGCATCGAGTCGCCGGTCGCATAGAGGAAATAGGTCGCGTTAGGGTGGCTGATGCAGTACTCGTTCAAGTCGATACGTGAACTGACGTAATCAGCTGCAGGACTGGGAAAGCCCGCAGGTACCTTATCGGAAAACAGCGGGATCTCTAGTTTGGTGGGGTTTGGTGTTGGATAAAAGAAAGTCATAATGTTGCCCTGATACTGTGTTTTTATACAGTATAAACGCAAGTTTTTAGCGGGGGAAAGTTCGGAAATCTCTCAGAAAGGTAGGATATTGATCGGTAAAGAAAGATAGTTTTGATGAATGAAGATGAAGTTCTACCAGTATCTGGCCTACGTGAATGAGTACACAAGCACGATAAAAACTTCAGCCATTATACGTTCCCCCAACACAACTGCAGTTCTGTGTTCCCTACCGAGGCATTTCAATGTACAGACAAGCCTGGTAGTCACCTGGCTAATCGTAAGCGATCGTTTTCAACGATCAATCTGCAACTAATTGATCGGCAATACCCATTTGCAACTCCAAGACAATACACGCACCATTAATAATGTTTTTCATATGGAGGTGTATCATGTCTGCACACAACATGACGTTTTGCAGAACGTGCGGGTTATGGATAGCTGAAACCACCGGTTGGGCAAACGGCGAACCGAGCTACTGTGAGAAATGCAAGCCACCATCAATTTTAAGACGTGCTGCGACAAGATTCGGAAACATTATCCGAACGATATTTATTGGTATGATTAAAAGATAAAAAATCCACCAGCACCAGGGATACTAAAAGAGGCAGATTATCTGCCTCTTTTTCTTTATAAACTTCAATGTAATTATGGGACCGATGGAGCCATATCCCCAAACGTATATTTAACGCTTACCCCCCACGCGCCCCCCTCTTTGTAATCTTCTAAAACTCCGGAAACAACATCCATTAATTTAATGGGGGCGCCAACAATGGCCAATATCATGACAGAATGCTGGCGCCAGACTCCGCTGACCTTTTTACTTGTTGTCCCGACACTTAGCGTATACTGCAAAGGGATCCCGGAACTGTCACAGGGTATTTTTCCCAGCGTGATATCAACAATGACCGCACCATTAGCCGTACTTGGTACTCGGCTAAGCATGAGAGTGTTTTTTACTCGCCAAACGCCTCCGGTTTCACTAAACGCATTATCCTGAGTAAAGTCAGGCCCCGCGCCGGTGCTTACATATGTGCCGGTAATACCCACGCAAGGGGCCTTGTAACGGTCTAACAGAAGTCCCGCGTTACTCTTACTTAGCAAGTTATTCGGGCTAGGGTCTAACTTGATATCACCAGGCGCCCCCCCATCGAGTAAATCAACGATATCTTGTATTGTCGCCGCCTCAGTCACCCCTTCATTAACAACGGGAACTAAAGCAGTGAGGTTTAATTTATCAGTAGGTGGCAACTTGGATATTGACAATGATAATTCATTATCTTGAATGTTTTGGCCACCTGATTTTAATTGTTGGGCAGTACGGACAAGCCTTAACTTTTCCATCATTTTACCTTACTTGAATAGCGTTAATCGAAATAGCCAATGCCATCGGATTTCTTTTCTTTCTTCGCAGCTTTCGCTTTGCTCTCTGCAGGCGGTTTAATATCAGTGACCAGGTTAAACGCCATCGCCAGGCCTGAGCTGCTCAAAGAAAACGCTAGGGACTCGATTAACCAGGTGCGATCCTCCTCCTCACCAAATCCCGCCGTTGTTATCCGACTTTCGGCAGTCAACGGCACATACTGCGGCCGGCCCGGCCCGCTTAGCGTCATTCTCCTTTCATTCCGGTTGGCCTGCGTCATTTTCGACTTGGCGCTGCTGTCCGCCTGGGCTTTGCTCGACTGCGTGAAGGGGTTGGCCTGGTCGGGTCCGTCATGCTCCAGCGATTGAGTTTTCGTTCGACCATCAGCGGGATCGAAATAGGACACGCTCACTTTGCCCTTTTTGCCTTTACCGTCTGCCGTCTTCGCCGGCTTTCCCGTTGTGGCCCCGCGCTGGCCATCTGAATAGCTCCAGGAGGAAAGCGCCTCCCGGGTTATCTTTACGTTACTGAGGGCGCCACCGCTGGCGGTAGTTGCTTCCCCCTGCTCCAGAAACAACCAATAACCGCCGGCGGCCTTGCTCACCGCGTTATGCGCACGCGCCAGGCGGGTCATCAGTGCCGCGTCGGACTCCCTCACCTGGTCAATGTGTTCTATCGCGATGTCGGCCAGCTGCGCAGCTATCTTGGGAATGAGGCCGTTATCGGTGGCCACCGTTTTCACGATGTCCCCTAGCGTCACGCCGTCCCAGCTGCGGCTTTTCTGGCTCTGCACATCACCTGGCTGTTTTTGCGCGTTCATTGGGGCCGATGTGGCGTAAAGCTGGATCTTGCGCGGTGGCCCGCTACTGGCGCGGCCAGACACCACAAACCAGCCCTTATCGACCAACTGACCATTAAAGCCCAGGGCAACACTCAGGCGGGCGCCTTTGGGCGGGAGTTTTAGCGTTTCCGACAGGAGGGTAATTTGCAGCTCGTCAGTTTTGCCCGTGGCGCCGCCGTTGTCCGTTAAGCTGATATCCACCAGGTTTTCACGAATGATCGCGGTTATATCCTGCCCCTCCGCAATAATGCGGAATTCTGGCCGGAATTCGGCCGGCTGTTTTTGTTGCATCGGTTAATCCCATAGCTGGATCGGTGATTCAGGCGTTGGCGTCTCTATGTCCGGCAGGGTGATGATTAACCCTGCCGGATAAACAGCCCCCAGCGCCGCCAGTTCACGATTAGCGTCTAAAACCGTTACAACAGTCTGCGAAAGGTTCTCCGTGCCGTAGTGGGCCGCACAGACGGCATCCAGTACGTCACCCTCACGGGTTAGATAATTCGTCGGCATAGTGTTTTATCGTGATCGAGTAGGTTTTCTTGCGGGGAGCGCCGCCAGGCAAAAACGCCGGCGTCGTGTCGGTAAAATCGGTAATAACCCACCAGCCCAACACATCACCGGCACTGCTCACCAGTTGTTGAGGCTCGGCCTTGTCGGCCAGGTCATAAAGCGTATCAATGCTGGCCACACCGTTTCGAAACTGGGAATGCGCCTCCCCGTCCATTTTGACCGTCCGGGCGGATTTCCCTGTGTACTGCAGCAAGTCCTGTTTGCCGATCCGCTCCTGCTCACTCCAGCGCCAACGGGCTTCCCGCGTCAACTGGTTATAGGTCGTCGTGTCGATAGAAAATTCAAAGGTGCCGAGCATCATCATAATGCTGGCGCTGTCCGCCGGCCGCCGTGCATCATAGGCGCCCGTGATCGTGCCAATAATGTCCACCATTACCAGGCCTCCGCAGGGTCATGCATCGCATTGTTGCCGTTAAATACATCCAGGTTTTTCATTGACGTTACGGCGCTATCCGCCACCGCTTGCGCATCCTGGCCAGGTTGAGCGATCACCGTCATATTGACCTCTTGCCGGCGATTGTCTGTCATCGCCGGCTTGTCGCCAGCGGCGCCCTGATTGGTCAGTGACGACAGGAAAGAAAAGGCCCCTTCTAACGGATCATCACCTTTGTCAGTTTCCCCGATAGCGGCCAGCATCCGATCGTCGGCCTTATCCCAATACGCACCAGGACTCATAATCCGCTCGCTGGACAATGAATATTGCGCATCGCTGTAAATGCCCTGCAGTGCCTTCTGCTTCTCCGGGTCCTTCAAAATGGATTCCAGCCAGGCAGACTGGCCCCGCGTTTGGGCAAAATCACGGGCGCCCTCGATATCCCCTTTACCGAGAGAGCGCACAATGGCTTTTTTGTCGCTCTGCTCATCGGGCAACAGCCAGGCTAATTTTCTGGCGATGGCCAGAAACAACTTTGTGACAGTCATGATGCCGTTGGCGAACTCCACCAGGTTCGGGATCCATTTGTTCCTTATCGTGGTGGAGATAATTTCTATGCCGCCATTTTTGAACCAGGCGGAAAGCTCATCCGCCAGTTGCGTCACTTTCGGCGCCAACGAACCGCCCAGCTTGCCGGCGATTTCCTCCACGGCCGATCCCCACACGCTGCGCAGATTACTGAAAGCAATATTGCCGCGAATGGCGCCATCAGCGCCCTCCTTCGTGACCAGGTTGTAACGCTTCTGCTGATCCATCATCTCCTGGTAACTTTTGCCGGTCAGGCGCATGTACGTCAGGATTTTATTGGCCTCGCCCCCCATCAGCATATCGACCGCGGACGCCGCCTCCTGCTCGTCTTTGTGCGTTAGGGCGCGCTCCATAATTTTTTCAAACTGCTGCTCATTGGTCAGGCCGGCAAAATCGCCGGCGCCAAATTTCAGCATCTTGAAAGCATCGTTAAGCGAGGATTGCTCCCCGGTCGCCTTGTATTCGCCGGCCTTGTTTTTTAGCTCCTCCAGGAGGTCCCCAAAGTTCTCCCCATTCAGCCCCATCTGTTTCCCGAAACTGTCCCAGGCGTTATACGTCTCGATGCCCACGCCGTAGGTTCTCGCCTTGCCGACCGATTCAGCGGTCCGGGCGTTCATATTTACCGGGGAAAGTATGGCGCCGGCCGCTGCCGCCAGCGCTCCGCCGCCGAGGGTCATCCCGATCCCCGCTTTCAACGTTCGGCCGGCCGCCGTTTTAGCACCAGACCCAAAGCGGCGCAGCCGTTCGGCGCGCTGCAGGTCACGATTTAAAGCCACCTGCGCGGCATCCGCTTTTTTTATCTCGCGCGTAACGCCGGCATAGTCCCGTTTTAAACCGGCAATATCCTTGCCGGCTAATTTGGCCTGCTTCATCTCTAAAGCCAGGGCCTTCTGTTGTTTGGTCAGCTTCTCAGACTGTTTTTCGACAGAACTCAGCCCCTTTTTCAGACCGTCCGTAGACCGGCCCCAGGAGGAGTCGATATTGCCGCCGAAACTGATAACGGCCTTTAATTTTTGGCTAAGTCCGGCCACGATTGATTATCTCCACTTCAAGCACCAGAAAATCACTAAACACGCTGAAAGGCATGTTCAGCCAGTCGCCTAGCGTGTAATGCAGCCGGCGCCCCAGCAGCCTTAGGCCTCGCTGGATGTCGATTTCTCCCGCTTTTCGGGCGGTAGCAAAAAATCGTTAAACATATCCTCCAACTGGGAGAAGTCCGCCGAGGTTAGGTTCTCTACGTCTCTTACGTTCATATCGCAAAGGTTGGCGATCATGGCCACCTCATTCTCCAGGTCATTCCCTTTCATCCGGGAGAACTCGATACGGTCCCGCACCAGCGGCTCCCGCATGAAAACACGGGTAAGTGCGCTGCCGTCTTCGAGGGTCAACGGGGAATAGAAAGTGATCTCTTTTTTGTTCGCGGGGTAACTCATAAATAACTCCAATAAAAAAGCGGCCCGGGGGCTGCTTGATAACGAGGATGATTAAGGATTAAAGGCGGATTTTGGCGGCGATACCGCGCAACTGATCCACGCCATTCACACGGCGAATAAAGCGCTCCGTGTCGATTTCGAACAGCTCGCGGCCTTCAAACGTTTGTTTGTAGTAATTGATCGCGATTTCGACCGTGGTCGCCTTTTCTGACAACGCCTGGTTATCCCGGGCGTCAGGCGTAATTTTCGAAACAAAGCCCTCTATCTCGTCAATCGCCCCCAGTGCGCGGCCGTTGCTGAGATAGCCCTCATAGGCCGCAAAGCGATTGCGATTGCCCGTCACAAAACCAAAGCGGGTCAGCATGTCCGTATCGATGCCGTAAAACTTGATCTGGCAGATTAGCGCCTCCATGCCGTCGTCCATCGGCGTGGGGGCATCCTGCGCGCCGGTGCGCAGGTCTGTTTTGACGATCGACAGTTCCGGCGGCGTGTACTCATGCGCGCCCTGGATACGAAAACCGCCGGCAAAAAATGTCCAGGCTCTTACCGTTGCTTTATCGCTCATACCGTCCCCAGCTCCTCTACTGCATATTGGTTGTTAATGCGAACCCGCATCGTGATCCGTTCTGTCGGTGATTTCGGCCCAAAGTCATAATCGATATAGACCTCACCGGCCGCCAGGGTTTCGGCGGTGTTCAACTCCTCATCCAGCCACGCCCGGCCGCCAAAAATGGCTTTGAGCTTGGTCAGCGTGCGCATGTAGGAGTTAATCGTGCCCAGGATGTCATCGACATTTTCCAGGTCGAGCGGACGATCGACGTACAGCAAGGCCGTCTCCTGGATACTGTCCTCAATAACGTCTGCAGTACGGCGTACTGATTCAAACTGCCATTGCGGATCCTGGATACAAAGGCGGTTGCCCCAATGAAGAAAACCATCACGGCGAATAATGGTCGTGACGTTTTCCATGTTCAATAAGTTGGCCTGGCAGTTACGGTCGCCGAGGATAAACTCGTCCACTTGTTCAACGCCGAGGATGTTCGCGATCGCCTGATTGGACTTGCTCCACCACCAGCCCTTTTCTAAGTCAATCCGCGCGCGCAGGCCGGCAGCCGACGCGGAATAAGGGCGAAAGGTGATTTCACCGCTGGCTTTCACTTTCGAGACACGCGGGCGTAACAGCTCCACCCGGGCGCCATACATTTGGCGGCGGGTCACAACCTCCTGAGCCGTGGCCATCGATTCACAATCAACATAAGCCACCGCGCGCAATTTGTTTGCGGCCGTTTCCAGCGCCTTCCCGATCGCGTCGTCTTCACTGAAACCCGGCGCAATCAAGATGCGCGGCCGGTAACGGGTGACAGATTCGCTTAATGACCAGGCGCCCATAGCGGCGATCAGACTGGCCCGCACGTCGGGATCCACCGCAACTTTCTGCTCTGTGAGCAATTTCGCCCCGTCTTCGGTCGTTAACTTCACGCCCTTCTCCGTACTCAGCACGGCAGCGGCTTTACCTTCCGCTTTATCCGCCGCACGCACGACAATGATCAGCGCGTTCGTTTGGTCGGTGATGTCCGTGATCGCCTCGCCCAGGGTGCCGCCGGCGCCGAGGGCGCTTAGTTGGGTGCCGCCAATCACGGCCACCGGCGTATTCAGCGGAAACGGCTCATCGGTCCCGCCGGCTAACAGGGCCGTGAATGGCGCCACAATCCCCGGTGCCGTGGTTTCAACGGCAATGATTTTGCTATCGGCCACCGCTTTCACCGCTGCAGCCACCTCGGCCGCGGTCGCGGTTATCACGCCCTCAGTATCTGCGCCCAGGATGATCGACAGCACCCCGGCCGCATAGCTGGCCGAGGTTTTCGCATCTGCAGCGCCGGCGACGGCCTTAACACTGTACTGATTGCCCAGGCGCCCCGGCGCTGAGGCGTTAAACGTCAGCTCATTATCCAGCAACGGGGTGCCCGTGGTCCGGCTTGCTACCGTCCCTTTAGACGCATTTGGCGCCGTCCCCACCAGCCCGATAATCGCGGTCTGAATGGTTGTCACGGCTACCGAGCCGATATTCAGCTCTATTGTTTCCACACCATGTAAATCTGCCATTGTTATCTCCAGGCATAAAAAAACCGCCGGCGGCGGTCAGGGGGTTGTTTTATCAGGCTGGCAACGCGGGCCAGGGGATATCAGGAGCCTGGCCAATATCAACACGGCTTAACAGCACGCGGTATTTTCTCCAGTTGGCCAGGCGTTGATCGTCGCCCTCTTCGCTAATCCCGACCTCTGCAGCGTCGTTAAGCAATTCAATCTGTTGATCTGCCTGCTGCCGCAACTGCTGCCGGCGTTGCGCGGCTTGCTCTACTGCGGCCCGCTGTTGGGCATCGGTATCTGTTACCCACTGCTCACCGTCCCACTGGTCCCAGGGCGTTGCCGGCGGCGTAAATGTGCAGTCAGAGGGCAAGATAAAATAGGGGTCGGGCACTGCCTGGGGGCGACCGTCAGCCGTGTAATACGTCTGCCCGGATCGGTCTTCAATTTGCTGCCAGGCGTCGCCCGTATACAAAACAGCATGGCCAGGTTCTGCAGCCGGCGGCGCGACGGTCACAGCCCATTCAGGCAGCGCGGCCAGCTCCATCATGACAAACTGATTGCCACGCTGATCCCAATAGGTGGATCCGCGCACATCGGGAATATATGCCCAGCTCGTGCCATCCCATACGCCCGCCTGGCCCGCCTTCGGGTTGCACTTCAACGGGGTGCAATTGGCCGGTAGTCCCGTGTGCGGCGCTACGTAAAAATTGAGGGAACCGGTAAAAATGCCGGCATCGTCAAAGCGGTAAACCCATACCCAACGGGGAATATCCGAAAACTCAAAGCTCTCTGTCATGCCAGCCTCACAATGTAGTTAAATGCGATGTTATCAACGGTGTTTTTCGCAGCGCCGAACGCGTCAATGCGTAAACCGTGGCCGTGCCACCCTAACGGAATGTTGTGTTTATGCGGTGGAACACCCTCAATCAGTCCGTAATCAGTAAACCCGCGATCCTGGTCAATGGAGTGACGGCTACTGGATCCCCCGTCTAATGCCGTATTGGATGGATAAGAACGCAGTTTCGGGCTATATCCCCCGCTTTCTGTTGTTTCTGGTGAACCCAGGTCAGAACCGGCCACCTCGCCACTGTGACCATGGTTTTTAATCTCACCATCAGCCATCGATAGCGGGCCGCGATCATCCGGTTTACCCAAAATAGTCCGGCCTCGCATGTCGGGGAAAACACCCGACGGGTACGCCTGCGCCGTGCGCGGATAGGCGTTTTTATCAAAAGCCTGCCCCAGCATTAATGCATGGCCAGGCGGCGGGGAATCACCCGAAAACGGCAGCGGCACAATCGGTTGCTGTTCTTCTATCGCAAACGTCCCGGCTTTACTTCTTAGGCCTCCGGTTTGGGTATCAAACTCCCATATGCATTCCTGGCCACTGTCGCCAATTGCATGGATAACCGGATGGGCGTGCATATCAACGCCGGGCATGATATAGCCAAAGCTAACGACAGTTGGCCATCCCTTGGCCTTTCTCGTACAGCGCCCCTTCACCAGGGGAACATACGCCCCCCCGGAATTAATTGGCCATTGATAGTCAGGCGAATAAAACGGGGCGCGGTTGTTTAATTGGTCCTTATACATGCCAGAGCCTTCCGGCACGCCATTAGTGCCGTTTGCCTGGAACATTGGGGCGCCGAGATCGCCCGTCGCCGTGTCGCCCTTCCTGAAAAGATAACGGGCGTCCGCTTCTTCAATCGTCAGCACCGATACATTCGGATCAATCTCCAGCACCACGCTTTCCGCGTGTACCAGCGGCATGGCAAAGCTCACCACCAGCTCTTTTACGATGGAGTCGTTTTGCTCCGGTAGATAGGTGTCGGGATAGGCGCCATAGGCAATCAGAACGCCGGCGCTACTCATCAGCCCAAACTCCCGGACCACTTTCCCTGGATAATCGCGGGCGTTTATAACTGCCTGGCCGGCAATCATACCGCTACCCGATTCCCCCTGCGTAAAGGGCACATCCCCAAATTTATTGACCAGTTTGGTGACTGCTGGGTCAGGGGTCACAGAGGCCCCGCCACCATCACCGAAGGCGACGATCGGGATAGTGACCACCTCGCCGGCCTGATAAGCCGTCTCTATCGCTTCGGCGCCGACGGCGGTTAAAATTAATCCTGAGGCCATTATTTTTTCTCCACTTCAATCACGGCGGCCGTCGAATAGTTATTAGGGTCCCACGGCGAAACGCTGTTGCTAAACCCGGATTTTAAGCGCACATACAGTTTAAAATTTGAGGGAAACCCTTGGGAGGCTGTAACCCAGCGGGACTCCTCCGAGGTTGAACCCATCCAAAACTCACGCCAACCGTAGACAGTCATGTTTCCCCACTCCCCCCACAGGTGCCCCATTTCGCGCACTCGGCTTCCCACCTCTGGCCAACGAATTAAATCCTCAACCAGGCACATTCTGCCGCCCTGCTTTTCAATAAACGCAGGCATCTCAGACTGGCTAAGCTGAATATCTGCCGGCGTAGGAATAAGGTAACGAACAGGGTTGATTGCGTGGCTGATCGAACGGTTACGGGCATCCGTCCCCGTGATAGCGACGGCCCCGGGACCGGTAATGGTTACCGTTCCATCACTGGCCACCGTCGCCGGGCCTGTTACGTGCCAGGTGATCGCGCCAAAGTTGCCTTGTGTTACCAGCGTGTAAACAGCCCCATTAAATGACGACGTAGGCGCAAACTCCGACGTCATCCAGCCGTTGATGTGTACACCGATAAACTCAAACACGGGGATGATTGAGAATGACTCGGACGCAATCATGTAGCCGGCTAAAATCGCCTTGCCGTCCAGGCGGCCTTTAAACGACACATCGAACCAGGAGCGCAGGTTTTTACCTTTCATTACCGCGCTTTTCAGGTCCTGCACGTCCGTTAACGTGATCGGCCGGTCGTCCTGGGTCACATCGAGAGAGAACGTGTAAGGCTCCCCCCGGGGCGTTTTTTCGAACCACTCGACTACATCGCTGGCGAACGGTGAAGAGGATAACGACATTTCGATCGCCGCCCGGGTCCCCCTGTGCCGATGGATATACGCCGCCCGGGCGATTGCCGCCCGTTTCTCCGCCTCTGTCCAGTCCGTGTTCCAGGTATCCACGCTGTACTCCCACGCCAGCCACGGCAGCAGCTCAACAGGGCACAACGCCGGATTTTTCACTATCCGGATCAGGTCAGGGATAGAGAGCACCTCCTCAATTGTCGCCTGCTCCAGGGCGCGCTCTTGCGGGATGGCATTGGGCGGGAGGAGGGTTTTAAATTTATTCGGCATTAATGATCACCTTACGCAGGGTCACTTTTGAGCATCGCGGCGCCTGCCCCATTGCCATGCTGATATCTGCGGCGGGTGAAAGCAGCTTTACCGTCACGATCCCGGCTTGATGCAATGCGCGGTCAATAGCCGAGCGCGAAACCAGCCGGCCGAGACGGTGAACAATGTCCAGGTACTTGGCCAGCTCATCCTCTGCCGCTTTCATCACCGTGTCAGTGTCCGGGCCGTAGGGGATCTGGATATCGGCGGTGACTTCAAAATCCACCATTTCCGCCGGCTTCACCGTGACGAAATCGGTCAGCGGCCGGACCTCTTTTTTATTGACCGCTTCGGCCACTTTTTTCAGCACATCAGCCGATGGGATCCCCCCATTGGTCCGGGACAACACATAGAGATACACCTCGCCAAGCCGTTGATGATCTTCGGGGCCGTATGCCCGAACATCTAAAACGTCAGGGTCTGCAGACGCGGCAAAAAAGGTGTAGGTGTTTTCGGCGCCGGCGGTACTTAACCGGGACCAGGCCAGTTGTATCCGGGTTCTAAACGCCTCGTCGTCTTCATAGACCGGCGCCACTGGAGGGACGGCGTTCGGGTCGCCCGGTGTTATCAGCAAGCGCAACACATCAAAATTAGCGCCCAACTGGTCCAGATCGTCCCCTTTAGCGCTGGCCAGTAATACCGCCCGGATAGAGTCATTCATGCCCTGACGGATCAGCGTTGAGTGATACGCCAGGACCTCCCCTTGTTTAAACACCGGGTCAGACTCCAGCAAGGCATCATAATCCGGGTCCAGCTCGCGGAGCCGCGCCAGCCAGCCGGCAAAAATCAGCGCGGGATCGGGTATTTTCACCGCGTCAGGAACGGGCAATTCTGAAAGGTTAATCGTCGCGGAATTGGTCGCCATTTATCGTTAACTCCTTCAAGGTGATCGGGTAGCCCGTTTCTGTGTTGATGCCGTAAATCGTCAAATTAAATTGCCCGGCGCCGGCAAACTGCACCGCCACCGTTTTCACCTGCAGACGCGGCTCCCACTTCGCCAGGGCGCTGGCCGTGGCGGCGATGATATGCACCCGTGTGCTTTCGTCCTGGGGGTTGTCCACCAGGTCCAGTAAATCGCTGCCGTAATCCCGGACCAGAACGCGGCTACCGATCGGCGTGGTCAGGATGTCAAAGACGGACTGGCGCAAGTGAGCGGTTCCCGCCAGGCGTTTACCATTGGCTGCATTAACTCCCTGCATAGTGCCCCCATAAAAAAACCCGCCGGAGCGGGTTACATTTGGTTGTTCGGTTTGTCGGTGTCCCCGCCATGCGGATCGGGATGTGTGTGGTCGTTGAAAATTTCCCGGATACGGTCCAGAGAGCTTTTGCCGTCGGAGATTTCCCCTGTGGCGGACAGGTCGCCGGTGACTGTGGTCTTCGCCTGCAGGAAACTTTCACCCTGTACGGTAAGTGTTTCCGTTATCGTAACTGGCCCGCGCAACGTCCCTTCGCCGATAATTTCATAAGTGCCGCCCTCCGGTAGCGTCAGCGTAAAGGCGTGGGCTTCGCGGTTGTAGCGAAACTCGGCGCCGTCGCTGTATCGGGTGATGTGCTCCGCGTCGCTGCCTTCTGGCGCCGGCATGACACCCGTATTACCGCCGGGAAGCACTCGCCCGTTATTCAGTTCGCCAGCCTCAGATAACACGGTCACAGGGTCCCCAACTGCGCAGGGGTTGGACTCCGTACGATTTGCGCCTGAAAACCCCATGCATAGAGGAAGCCAGGCTGTGATGATGTCGCCCAGTTCGACGCGGCAGGTCGGTTGCTGGCCATGCTTTACCGAATGAATAACCCCTCGGCGGACCATATTGGCAACCCGGCGCTGCAGGTCTGATAACGCGTCATCACTCATCGCCGGCGTCCTCTTTTTTTTCGTAGATCAGCCGATAGTCGTCAATGTGCGCGCTGCCGATATTCGGAGCCTTGCCCAAAAATACCTTTTTCAGCGGGCCGGCTTTCGATTCAAACGGATCTTCACCCATCGCGGCCACCTGGGTGAAGGTGATCCGCCAGACGATGTAATCATCCATCGCCACATCAAAATCATCGGGCCCGGCTCTGACAAACTCCGCCGGCTCCAGCCCTTCAAGCCCAAACGTTTTACCCTCTATCCATTGGCTAAGGTCAGCTGCAGCCGTGCGAATATAAATCTGAGGTTTTGAAATGTCGGCCGTCGCTGAGCGGTCCACAACAACAAAGAGATCGTGCTCAAATTCAACGCGCAACTGACCATCAGAGCCGGGAGAATTCTCCCAGCCGGCGATAGACAAATACACCGCCGGCGTTTCTAACTGCGTGACCACTTCCGGGTAATCGTCAGCATTGACTACCCACGCAATTTCGCGCAGCGCAGACAATATCGCATCGTGATAGCTGGCCATTAAAATCGGTGTTGGCATACGTCCCTCACACGTTGATCCGCATCTTCACGCGGCCTTTTAAATCCATTTCAAAGTGATGGAAGAAAATCCGTGCAACATCTGAAAAGGCGTTGTCCTCGATGTAGTCCAGCATCGGGGCGTAAATATCAACCTCGGCCTCTTTCGCGCGGCGGGTCTGCGGGTCACGAATTAATACCGTTCGCCGGCCGGCACGCGTTCGGCCCACCTCGCCATCAGGGAAGTTTTTAGCCGTCAGCAATTCGCCTTTAGGTTCAAAACCAACCTCTGCCGATGCCCTACGCCTGGCGGCAATAAATCGCCCTGTCTGGGGGTCCCTGCGGTCATGGTGCGGGCGGAGCCGCCCCTTAACGCGACCTTTCAGGTCCTTAACCTTGATTGCATTCAGACCAAACCACAATTTCCCCTCATCCAACTGCGCGCCCCGGGTTAAGCGAAACGACAGCAGGCGTTTACGAATAAGGGATAAGTTGCGAGGCGCTATGCCAGCTTTCATATCTCCAACAACGCGTTTTTTTAGCGTCGCCATGGTGCGATTTAAGGCCCTGCTATACGCGCGCATGTATTGCGTATGGTTGGCGCCGGCAGAAATAGCGATCCGCTGCAGTACCTGCAGATCGATATCAAAGGGTAAATCTCGCCTTAACCTGCTTGCTCGGGCCATATCATTTACTCCATTTGTCGATCGCCGGCGCGGGCTTCCCTGGCACTCCGCGCGCCAATGTAACAACACAGGTTCCTGTGTCGTCGGGGCCGACTTTCACCACCCAAAAGGCCTCCGCGCCAATCTCCACCCGATCTTTAGGTTTCAGGCCAGCAATCAGCGCCGTTTTAACAAATAACCGAGGGGCGACGTCCTGGACCGTTGCGGCGCCATAAGGCAGAGAGGTGTCAGCGGCAGGCTCATCGAAAACGGCACGGACAGGCGTCGGCGCACCATTGATAAACACCTCCATTTCCCGCCCCATTACCTCAATAATTCGGCTGTCAGCATCGAAAAGGGCCTCATCAAAAAGGTTATCGAACCCATCCATGCCGCCCCCTTAAAGCTCTGTCGCGTGGCCAGCGTCTTCCAGCTCGTCCACGTCCGAGGCCAGCACGCGGACCGTATCGCCGGCATACGCCATTTTCACCGGTTGATTACGCGTTTCATGCAATGCGTTGATGTGCAACGTCGTCAGCACGCGAACCGGTACCCACTCGATTTCACCTTCTGATTTTGGCACCATTGGCTGGCGTTGTTCGGTGGTCGTCTCCAGCAACGGACCGGAACCAGACACCCCACCGGTGCCACCGTCTGTACCGTCGCCGTCTTCCTCCAGAGCCTCGATTTCCTCTTCGGCTTCGCGGATACGCAGTTGCAAATCTGCGATAGTCCCTTCCGTGCTCAGCTCACGGCCCAACACCTTGCCCAACTCGCCCAGTTTGGCGATCAATTCGTCTTTATTAGCCATTGTGTTCTCTCTATGAAACAGGGGAAAAGGGGCCGTAGCCCCTACGGGATGGGTTAAGCGACTTTCACCACCACGAATTCATTAGCATCAGCTAACAGCATCAAAGGCGCGGTTTGCGTCATGGTGTATTCACGCGCCGGATCGCCTTTCTGAACCCAGTTTTTCGGGTAACGGCGGGCTTTGGTAATGCCCTCAGCTAATGCCTCAATATCCTGGATGGCACCATAAGTACGGATACCCCGCGCCTCGTTATTACCCATAACAAAGGTGTTTTCAGGCATGTAGTTGGTTTTTTTCTGGGTCTTAGGGTCGATATACTGGCCAACGTAAACCACGATGGCCACATCGCCATACATGCCCTTAACCGACACCGCTTTACCCAAATCCTTCAACGCGGTTTCCAGGTAAGCCACAGATCCCCGGCGGGTATCGAGCTTTTTCTGCACAGCTTTAAAAGACTGGAAGAGGGACCAGGCTTTTGGGTCCATCACAACCAGATTGACAATCCCGGACGCATTGAGCGCGTACTCCTCCAGATCTCCGGTTGGGTCGTAGGTTTCCTTGTCCTGGGTAGACCAGCGACCGGCGCCAGCCTGCGTGATGTTGTTAGCCGGGTCGCGCTGCAGGTCTACTTCGACCTCTTCGAACTCTTCGCCGGTCATGATGTATTTGCCACTGATCACAGCATCGACAGCCTGTTTTTCTTCAACCTGGGCGATAGCCAACTCTTCATCTTTCAGGTTCTGCAGGATGATGCGATTACGACGATAAGCGGGGTCTTTCAACTGCTCCGGATCTTCATCTGGCAGACGACGCAGCACCATTTGCGGGTTAACTTCGTGCTTTGGCTTAACGTAACCCGGCTTAAATTGCGTGGTCAGGCCGCCACGCGAACGCAGCACTTTACCTTCAACCGTTGGAGAGATATAAACCGCCATTGCGACCTCTCCGGGGATCTTGGCCAGGTCTACGGTTTCAGTATCAAATTCGTAGCTTTCACGGTAGAAAACACGCAGAAACAGTGGGTCAAACTTGAATTTTGTCTCTGTGACGGCGATCAATTTGCTCGTCGAGTACATGGATTGCGACATGAGTTTTCCTCATAAAAAAACCGCGCCAGGCGCGGTTATAAAGTGGTGATCGTGAGCTATTAGTTAACGCTGATAGCCGAGCCAACAAAGGCGTTAAATTTCAGTTCATCAGTGGCCGCTGCTTCTGGCCATTGCACATCCTCAACCCGGAATGTACCGGATTTGTAGTACGTGATTTTCGGTTGAGGGCCATCGATGGCCAGCGCCAAAATAGCAACGGCCGTCCCGGCTTTTGCCCCATCCCATGCCACCAGCGTGTTAGCGTCTTCTTTCAACATTAATGGGGTGAGTGCCGGCGTTGCCGCAGTAAGGCCACTAATGCCGATCGCGGTATGTGCCGCATCGCTGCCACCAAAGGGCTGAACATGCTTAAACTCTTCTTGATTTACCATTCTGGGGTTCCTTACACCGGGGTGTTCATTAAGTCGTTTTCTTCGGCCTTTGCCGCTGCCCCTTGTCCCAGGGCTTCGGGAGAATCGGCCATCAGGCGATCAAGTCCCGTTTCAGTCCGGACCTGAGCGCTTTCCGGCATACTGGCAAGAATGCGCTGGGCATTTTCTACCGTCATACCTGGCGTGGCTGCGAGGGCTCGCGCGGAGGCGCCACGGCCTTTGGCCTCATCACAATCTAAAATCCCCATGATGCGGGCATTTTCGGCCTGAATGGCATCATTAACGGCCGCTGTTACACTTCCTGCGGGCTGAGCCGCTGCCGGATCCGCTGCCGTTTGTGCTGTGGTTACTTCCGACCCGGTTGGCGTATCCGCTACGGTTTGGGTTTGATTTACTGACATTTGGCCTCCTATAGACCGGGTTACTTTTGAGTTACTGATAGCCTCACGCATGACCGCTAACGCATCGGTGTTGATAACCAGTTCATCAGACAGACCTGCGTCTATCGATTCCTGGCCGGTGTACACGGCCGCTTCGGTATCGAGCACCGCCTGAATAGAAATACCGGTATAGCCCGATACTTTTTCCGCAAAGGATTGCCGGATGGCGTTCATTTTTGCCTGAAATGTTGCCCGGACCTCCTTTGGCAAGGCTTCCCAGGGGTTCCCGTCCACCTTGTGAGCACCAGCAAAAATCAGGGTGATATCGACGCCGGCTTGTTCCAGATTGCCGGCGTAATTACTGTGGGCCATTAGCACCCCAATAGAGCCGGCTTTAGCCGTTTGCGTGACCAGGCGCCGAGAACATGCGCTGGCCAGCAACTGACCGGCGCTGCAGTTCATATCATTGGCCAATGACCAGATCGGCTTTTGATTACGCAGACGAGCGATAATATCGGCCGCATCAAATCCGCCGGCGACCATCCCTCCCGGGGTGTCCATATCAAGCAAAATCCCGTCAACGTCGGGATCGTTAATTGCCGCTGTTACCCTGGAAACAATCCCGTTGTAGCCGGTCATGCCAGAATACGGACGCAAAGCGGCGGACTTACTGACCAACGTCCCCGATATCGGGACAATGGCGATCCGACCCTGGATGTCATAGCCGTTATCCGAGATAGTCACGCGTTCGGGACCATAGGACGCGGCTAATTCGGTCATTTGCGGCGGTGATAAGACCGTGTTTGTTGTGCCATCAATCAGGCGCCCCACGCCCAGCTCGTTACCCAACGCGCAAAAGAAAACCCGCGCGTAGGCGGGTTCTAATAAAAGCGGCTCATTGAGTGCCATGCTGGCGATATGGGGTAAGTTACGCGCTTGATCCACGCTGACCTCCCTCGTTTTGTGTTGAGTTCTGCAGCTGAGCCTGAAAAGCTGCAGCCACCCACGCAGGCTGTGTTAAGCCAGCTGCCTTCCGTTCTTCTGCCTCCCGCACCTGCTGGCGGAAAATCTCCTGATAGTCTTCGCCCAGCTTGCCGCATTCCTTTTCAAAGGTACTTAACCCCGCCTCAATCAGCATGACCGACTCCTGCACCTCTTTCAGGCCATCAATGGCCATGCGGCCCGCGCCGATCCATTCTGAATTACTCCAGGCACATCGCGCCTCACTGAACGAAAAACGGGCGCGGGATGGCATTTTTACCACACCACGGATCAATGCTTCCTCCAGCCAGCAGGAAAACATCATGCTCGCCTGGCGTGACGCAATAAACTTGCGGCGACCAAGGAAGTAACGCCAGGATTCGTTAGCCGATGCCCGGGCACTGGAATAACTCACCTGCGAATAATCACGAGAAAGCTGCTCGTAGGACACGCCCAGGCCGGCAGCGATGTATCTCAGTAACGACTGTTCAAAGACTGAATAGCCGTTATCCGCGTTCTGCGCGGTTTTCAGTTCCAGTTTGTCCCCTGGGAACAGGTGCGGGACTTTCGCGCCGCCAAACTTCACTTGCGCGGCCTGGTAATAAATCAGGTATTGCTCCAGGAATTTATTCATAGGGGGTTCCTGGCCTTTCACGTTCCCCGCCCCCAGGATGTAATCAAACGCCTTTTCTGTATCCAGCTCCGACTCAATGGTTGCGGCATACATCGCCTTAACAATCGCACTCTGCAGCTGCGTATTCTGCAGTGTATCGAGCATCTTCATTTGCTCCATCACGCTGTAGAACCGATTGGCACCACGCGTCTGGCCATCCTCCAGGGGTTCAAAAATGTGGATCATTGCCGGCCGACCATTTGCCAGCTCACGGGGCACGTAGGAAACGCGGCGGGTGCCCCAGCTCGGATAGCTGTCATCCACCACGTTGTAACCAATGGCGGCACCATATTTGTCCAGCGAAACACCGGCGCGCTGCGTTTTGCTGTCGATCACTCCGGGCGCGTTTCGGATACGTTTTGGGCTGACCATTTTAAACTGGGTGCGAAACAGTCGATGCGGAGCACGATCCCAGCAAGGCTGGGTAAAGACCTCCCCGTTAAAAGCGTGCATGGCCACGCCTTCACGGATCATCATCGTAAAGGTACGTTTGCGCTCCACGTCCAGGCAACAATCAGGGTCCTCTGCGTACTCTCGCCAGGCCGCCTCTATCTCGTCAGAAAACGCCCGAGACTCTTCCTCAGCGATACCGAGATAGCGCCAGTTTGGGCGATAGCTAAGGCGAAAGAATGAGCCGACGATATGATCCTGGTGCAACTGCACGCCATTGGCTGCGTAGCCGTTATTTCGCACCAGGTCATCAGCCCGGGCGTTTCCCCGTTCAAATTGCGGCAGTAATGCGGCGTCTACGCTTTGTGAAGACGGTTGCCAGCCGGCAATTTGGCCACCAAAGCCCACACCGCCACCGGTATAACCGGCGTATTCACGCAGCGGCGTCGCGCCATCCGGGCCAAGTAAAGTTTGATTTTTATTCATACCCCGAACCCCGCCGGACCTCGGCGCCGACTGGCTAACCCCAGTTGAACCTCTAAATCAGAGATATAGGCGCGCAGCTCGTATAACGTGGCGGAGGTGAATGTCACGGCGCGCCCGTCTTTTTGAATCGATGCCACACGTTTACCCGTTAGCAGTTCGTGTAAGGCTTTTCGGGCTTCTTCCAATTGTGCCAGTGTCGCCACGTTATCCTCCCAATTGAGCCGCAATAGCGGCGAGGTCATTATTACTTCTGGCCTGCTGGCCGGACGGTGATTGTTGACGGCTGGCCAGTAACACATCCAAATCCAGCTGCCAGCGCGAAACGCTGATACGCAAAGCCGCCAGGGCATAAACAAAACAGTCGAGGGCCTCGTTTCGGCGTTTTTTGGCGTCCCAGAGCAATTTAATTTTCCCTTTCTCATATTTTTCTATGAGTTCCTCTGCCGTCATCTGCTCGGCTTCGGCCAGGTCAAAAACCGCCGGATTATTCGGGTAATGGATAAGCCCAGGAACGGGGGAGCCATCAGCGGAACGTTCTAGTTTGTAGCGGCTGTAAATGACTTCTTTGGCGATGTCAGTGCCGATTTCTGTCAGAAAAACGCCATGACTGTTTTTCTTTCGCGGCATGTTGGCCACAGGCTTCCCATAAACGCTGGCTCCCTTGATCGGGATTACCCGGAAGAGGCCCAGCTTTTTCGAACGGTTATAAACAATCGCCGGATCGATACCGCCAGAGTCCCAGCAAACGCGGCCAATGGTCATGATCGTGCCGTCGGCTAACTGGTACTGTTTGTTGATGGCCTCATCAACACGCAGCAACGTTTCCTCTTCATCGTGCCGACCCATGATAATCACGCGGTCGATCAGGAATGCCTCTTCTCCTGGCGCCCAGCCCCAAACACGCATTTCATAACGATCAAGCTGGGAGTCAATGCCGGCGGTGAGGTAAACCACACGATCGGGCACTTCTGCCCGGTAATGTTCGGCCAGCTCGAGCAAGGTTTCAGGTAACGGCCGCTCCCCCACTTCCTCGGCCCAGGTTTCGCCAAGCGTCGTGTTAGTGAACGTTTTCAGCTTGCCCGGGTCGCCCTTCGTCTTTCTAAAGTCCTTAACGATTTGTACCCAGGTCGTAAACGGGCTGTATGCCGTCCAGATATGAAAAGAGACTGATTCTGGTGGGGGAATTTCCACTCCCTTGGAGTCAAACCACTGTAATCCATCCACTGTGTACTCCCCAGATACCGCACAGATGTATCGTCCGCCCACCAAACTCATTTCACTTTGTTGAATGACACACGCATTGAATTCGCAAAGGTAAAAGACCGTCTCTGGTTTTCCACTCTCCCACTTAAATCCATAAGGCGTCTCCCGATCGCCAAATTTGAGAAATTGCTCCGAACCGCAATGTGGGCATTTAACGTAAAAACGCATGAAATGCCCCGACTCACCTGCCGCGCGTTCAATCTGACACATACCCCGAATTTTTGGTGTCGAACCTCGAATAGACTTTGGCCAAACTGCACCTTCTATGCGTTTATCACCCAGGAACGTTGGAGAACCTTCCTTTTCAATGTCCTCATCAAAAGCAGCTAGCTCATCATAGGAAACAAAATCGACCGATTTTTCACGATAGTTTTTCGCCGCTTTTCCCCCTAAACACCAAAAGCCCCTTCCATTCGAAAACCGCTTCATTGAAAGTGTGTTGTCCCGATTCTTCTTCCCAAACCATGGCGCCATTGCCAATAAGCTGGGTACATCGCGTATCGTGGGTTCGACATGTGATTTCATAAAATTTTCAGCATCGCCATCCGTGGGCTGCCACATCAACCCGTTGCGTTGCTTGTGCTGAAGGAAATAAGCAACGACCCCAAGAAGCATTTTCGAATAGCCGACACGCGCAGATTTAATCAGGTTCACCTCCCGAATATCATCGCTTCCCATCGCATTCATAATTGCCACTTGGAATGGCAGCGTTTCCCAACGGCCTTCCTGATAAGAAGATTCTTTTGGCAAGTAATAATATTCGTTCGCCCATTCAACCGCAGTCATCGGTACCGGGCGTACCAACACACGCAAACCATCAGCAATGGCACGTCCCAGATTAGTCAGCTGATTGTTCGATATATTCATCCATCCACGCCTCTACTCGTTCCCCCACAACGGCGGTCCGATTCATGGCTTTTGCCAGCGTAGACTTCAGATAGTCCAGGTGTCGGGGATCGACACCTGGGAAGCGCCGTTGCAGGGTTAAAGGTATGCCATCCAAAATACCGGCAATTTCTCCGGCCACCCGAGAAAGAGCAAACGTGCAAAATGCCGTCTCAACAACCAACCCTTTCCCTTTCTGATTTTTCAATTCCTGTGCTTCAGCCTGAGCCTCCGTCAACCGGATCCTAGCGATTTGCAGGCGCTGTTCAGCAGCAACCTCGCAATCTTCGTCAGGTTGTTGTTTTCGTACCTGATGAGCCAGACGATTTTCCAGTACAGAACGGACATCGTAGAACACCTCTCGGCCACGTTTCTCTGTAGGGATAACTCCCCATTTATCAAATGCCTGAACGGATATTCCCAATGAGGTGGCCATGTCTTTTTTATTGAGTAAAACAGCCATGCCCCTTGCCTCATTTTTCGTGACAACTAAACAACAACCAACCTCTGGAAATGCTCATAAATAGCGGGCTTTCGCGAGTCTCCCGCCCCTCGGTGTTTTGAACGCCAAGAAGGACCCATAATGATAAGAATCATTATCATTTTTCAGTCGTCCATCGCTCCCGGAATGGGGATGATGGCCTTGGTTATCGTGCATTATTCAGCGTCGGTTTGGGCACTCTGTGATAGGCAATAAAAAACCCGCCGTAGCGGGTTCTGTTATTTTGATAAATTAGGTCCAACACTGCAAAACCACTTCATATACAACATTTCCCCGCTTCTTGTGGGTAATTGCATTGATACATAGCCAGTGTCACGGTCAGCTATGACTTCCGCCCCCCAATCCTCATGGATAAAGAGCTTCCCACCTCTATCGGTAAACCCCTCTTTACCATAGCGCTGCACATTCCAACCATCTATCTCGATAGAAGCAAATGTGCCATCTATCTTGCGAAGCCAACCTGAATTTAGGCTTCCGATTGGTTTGCTATCTGAGAAGTTGATATTTCTCTCGATAAGCTTGCAGTGTAGTCGTCTCTTTTCTGTGTAATTAACCGGATCATCACTTGACGCAAAACTGGCATTTGCTATGAGCATCATAGTGAACCCGGGGATGACATACTTTGAAAATTTTTTAAGAATCATTTAAATAATCACTAATAATAACAATATAAATTACAACTATTTCAAATCTACTTCTTACCGTTGGCCTCAGCCATATGCAGATATACCGGCGCGGATCCGGTAGGTAGCCTTTTGCTCACATCTCGGTAATGCGCCACACGCTCACGGAAGTATTCACGCAAATGCTCAGGCTACTCTCGCTGCACCTGCTCAGCTATCACTGGCTGGTTCATGCGCTCTTTGTACGCCACGCCCGACAATACAAGGTCTACGTTAACCTTGTCCATTTCATCTTTTGGCAGATTGCCGAGATTGTATGGCATGGGATCCTCCTATTGGGGAGGATTATACCTCATCGCTCAACATCCTCGTAAAACCACTCTGAGATGGAAGTCTACACCGTAGACTTTTTCAATAAACACTGATGCATGGGAGCAATAATTTCTGCGTTAGATCAATGTGACTCACTTAGGGGAAGGCCAATAGCGGACACAATAGATACACCAACCATTCTGCTTTGACGCTCATTATTGAGAGTTAGCGTCGAATAGGTGCCCTAATAGCCACTACACGATCTAATCAACCAAGGAGGTAGCCATGTCATTATCACATGAGGAACTGTTAGCAATTATTGCTATAGCACCTACTCTGAAAATTCTTGCCAAATGTATGCTTCAAGTCCTACGCCACCATTATCCCGCCAAATAACCTAACTTCAACCCCCATCAGTCATCACTGTCTCTCATTATCAAGTTGACGTATCGCCAGAAGTTGGTTATTCGCTTTGTCGATCGCCGCAAGCAACGGGTCAATCCACAACACCGCCTGGCAGTATGTCAGGGTGGGAGTGGTGCCAGCACTGGTTGTGTCAGCGTTGGCGGTATCGCCTGACATTGCGCCGGAACGTAAACGGTGCGTGTAGTTGAGCAGCCCACCAGCAATAGCGGCAGGCACAGCCAAATCGCACGTTGGCTGATTCTTGAGGATCGTCCGGTATTCAATTTCTTTCCCCTGGGTGGCTGCGTCGGTGTTGATGCCGTACTTAGTCGCCGCGGTGCTGATTTCGTTGGCACGCTGGAACTGAAACGCCTGTGTAGCGATTGTATTCGCCTGCAGGTTGTTATCACTCTGAAGCTGCTTAACCTGCTCACCGGCCTTTACTGCATCGCTGTGGAAGTAAAACGCCAGCCTGCCAGCAACAATCAGCCCCACCAGCAACAGACCGATCGCCAACGTGCGAATGCTGAGCGGATTGCTCAACACGGCGCCTTCATCCGCAAACGGCGGTCCATTTCAATCAACTTACCGATCATAGATAGTACTAGTACTTTTCTTTGCCCTTCACTTGATGCCTCATAACGTTGAAATAGGGTAAACTCTGGCCGATCCGAACTTATTAGTTCTCTTTCAATCTCTTTTGCTAAATGGAGTACATTCATGGGGATTCTCACTTTCGATATGACTTGCCCGCATTGTTTGCGAGAGAATGCTGTTCTTGAGGCCTGGGCTGAGATTCGTAATAAGTTGGAACCAGTTGTTAATGTGGCGTTTGCGTGCCGTAGCTGTTCAAATTCAGGCATAGCTGTTGTTCTTATGAAAAATCCTGGTAGCTTTCTCCCAAAACAAAGAGCCAGTATGAATAAAGACATTAATGTCATTATTCCCGGCAGCCCTGACTATGAATTAATCGCCACCTACCCTAAGCCAATTTCTGTTAATGCACCGGAAAATACCCCTCCACGTGTCGCATCAAATTTTATAGAAGCGAAAGAAAACCTTAGCCGAGGCCGTTATGACACCGCGGTAATGCTTTGCAGGAAGGTTTTAGATATTGCCACAAGAGCTCTGCTTGAGGACAATTCCACCACAGAAACCTTGGTTAAGCGCATATCTAAACTGCATGGTAAAGGACTGATCACCGACCAAATGAAAGATTGGGCTCACATAGTGCGCATTGATTCCAATGCAGCAGTGCATTCTGATGAAGAGTTTAGCCGCGAAGAGTCTGAAGAAATGATAGGGTTTACTGAGGTTTTTTTGATATATGCCTTCAGTTTGCCGGCTATGGTTTTATCGAAAAAACACGATCAGGCACAATAATCCCTTATCAAAACTTGCTGGAATTTGGCGTAAACTTCTACGCCAAAAACATCTCACGCTCTGCTGCACGGCGCTTGACTAGACCGGGCATAACCTTTCCACCAGAGTTTTTCCATTTGGAAAATTCATCTGCAGCGCCTTTTGCATCACCGGCGTTGAATTTCATCACCAGCGTTGAGCCTGCAAACGCAGATCCGCCGATGTTGAATGCCAGCGATACCATTGCGTCAAATTGGTTCTGCGTCATTGAGCGCTTAATGGCGCTGTTTACCGTCAGCTCAAACAAGGCCAAGTCATCAGAAAGGAATTGTTCTGCCTGCTCCTGCGTAATGCGGTCCCCCTGCTTCACCCCCTTGGTATGGCCCCAGCCAATCGTCCACGGCTTACCACCAGTGCCGGGATCTGGATAAGCCATCAGGCGAAGGTCTTCAAACCCTTTGATGAAACCGCGCCCCTTGTTACTTATCTGCATCGCTAACCCCCTTCCTGTTCAAGCCGCTGATCCGCTGCAATATCGATATCGCTGCTTCGCGAATTACCCTGGCACCGATAACTCCCAGCACAGAGAACACAAACAGTTCGATTTTCATCGTCTCGGTTTTGGATAGCACGTCTCCCATGCCAGGCAGCATCTCAATGGACCGAACGAGCAACGGGGAAAGAACAGGAACGGTAGTTACCGCGATTAGTCCGGTAAGTAACGCGTCAACCAGCGCCGTGCGGATCTTACCCCCGTAGAAAAGAACGCGACCAAATGCCAAGGCCGATGTAATCACCATCCCGTTTATCCAGTTAGCATTGTTCGAATAGAGGTTTGCCAACCAACTAAGGAGGGCATTGTCATTGTTGGGCATTTTCATACCTCCCCCTTCCGGGGCTCTGTCCCGGTACCGGGTGATGAAAAAAAATCCCGACATAAGCCGGGATTGATTTATTTGTTTATGCCGGTTGGGAAACCGGAATGTGTTGAGTAATTACTTGGTCGGCATAACTTTCGAGCAAGTAAAATGGATACTTGAATTCCCACGAGTCTCCTGCTGCTGATACCGTCGGAGCACCTACACCAGAAAAACAACGCCCTTCGACAGAGATGGCCAGCGAGTATGCAGGTACGGTGTTCAGTACCTCATCGAATTCAGTACCTGGTTCCATTGGAACAGACATACGACCCAGGTATTTGTTCAGCAGTACAGCATTTTCAAACTGCCCTGCGACTTCAACCTTAGTAAGAGCCTTAGCTTGCTCTGGGGTCAAAGTAATTTCGTTGTTTTCGCTAATAATCAGATTTGCCATGTGAGGCTCCTTGTCATTGTTACTGTATCCATATACAGCACATGAACATTATCAATTTAGAAGCTAAGCATCACATGGTGGCCGTTGTCTCAAAGGTCGTACAACGCAGGGTAATCACTGTAGAAAATAGGGTTCAGCCACCAACAGTAAACGAGTAGGTGATACGGAGTGTACCAAGTGTGTGCCGGATGTTGGCTTGGGCTGAAATGCAAAAAGGCTAAACCGAGGTGCAGCCCTGTTATCACGCGATATGTAATTAGCCTTTTTGTGCTGCTGGTAGCGGCATGAGCAAAGGTTGCTTAGGACCGAAAATATGAAGACCGAGCCGTTAGCCGCAACTCAACCCCAAAGGGCAGTCAATTTTCAGATAAAAACAGAATATTTCGCAGAAAAAAGTTGACTATGAACATCACCATGTGCAAACAGCTTGACTATGAGTCTAAAAATGGTCTATTATAAGACCACTCCTTCTTGGGGTACCTCAAAAGCGGCTGCTGAGGTTACAATTTGACTGAAATAATGAGCGGCTTTAGTGCCGTATGTGTTACCGGCCTGTTTGCGTCGGCACGGAGTGATAAGTACTCAGTTTTTTGAGAAACCTTCGTAATTTTTTGTTTTATATAGAGAAACGCCTCTTAGAGGCAGGAGTTACTATGAGAGTAGAAACTATTAGCTACATCAAAAAGCACGCCGCTGTGCTGGAACTGTCAGAGCCAATACTGGTCACTCAGAATGGCATGCCGGCCTATGTAATCGAGTCCTTTGAAGAAAGGCAGCAACGGGACAATGCGATTGCGTTGCTCAAGTTACTAACTATCTCTGAAAAGGATAAAGCTGAGGGCCGAGTGTTTTCTCGTGACCAGTTATTGGCAAGTATATAACTTGTTGATAACTGGAGAAAAAAATGCCACAACGTACTACGAACAGCAATGCCGTCAATGTTACTTACACTGAAACTGCTATTTTCGGTGCCCGAAAAATCGTGAAGTTTCTTAGCAATCAAGGTGTACAAGATCCAAAGTCTGTGATTGATGCAGCCACTGCAAATTTTGAAAAAGTGGTAACGGCCTTTCCGAAAGGATTCGGCGTATCAATTGAACTATCCAAGATTGGTTGTATGAAATATCTCGAATACAACTCTTCTAATGGTTACCGTATTCTGTACACGGTAAATCAGGCAGAAACTGAAGTGGATGTTCACGTGATCATTTCACAACGTGAAAATGTTCAACAGCTTCTTTTCGAGCGAATCATCGAACGCTAATACCTGATCAGATAACCATAATAAACCACGCCTTGCGTGGTTTTTTAGTATATAGGCTGCGACCTGTGTTACTACTTCTATCACAGTAGCCAGTAAAATTCGTAACGAAAAGCTGAATTTTACGCGACCGCCGAAATTACTGACTTGTGCGCCCAGTCGTCCATTTCCAATGATGCACCAGTCATGGCAAGGCACCCTTCGATAAAGCTTTCAGCCAACAGCAGCTTCTGCCGAACACTGCCCTCAGAGATTTTCCACCGACGCGCTATTGCTGATTTTGATACTCCATGAAGGTAATGCAGCATAATCACACCCAGTTCCTTCTCGTCCCGCACCTTCTTCAGTCGCCCAACAGCACTATCAATGATTAGGCCGTCGTTATCGCAACAGGATGGCTTGCTCTTGCTTGTGTCTGCCAACAGCCCCTTAAAACCGGCGGCAATCGGTGAGTAGTCCACACCACTGTTGTCCATTGCCCACTGGCCCCAACGCTCTAACACCAACTGAATATCTCTCATACTTTAATCTCCAGGCGTCTGGCCCGCATGCCAGCCCGCCTATACTCCACACTTATAAAATGGCACCAATCGATAACGAGTGGTCAATGAACCTGAACCATAGTTCGATCTGGCTACCGTGTTCCGCTTCCCATCGTGACGGGTCACGGTGTAATGCATCGTGTTCTTCTAGGCATAATGGGATAGTGAAAAGGTCATGCGCCTTGGTTCCCATCCCTCCCTGTCCATGACCAATGATGTGGTGCGCATCGTCAGCCCGGATGCCGCGAATAACGCATAGCTGTGACTTAACCCACTGCAGGTACGCTTTGCTCTCCCACCGCTCGCGCTTTGGTAACTTGAAGAATGATTTTGGCGGGGCCGGATCGATTACCAACGTCTTTGCCGCCTTCTTGGCTATCTCCGCTATCTGCTGGGTAGGTGACAAACTGGGGGTAATGTCAGCATCTCTTCGGTGCCCTGTTGGGATTGTGATCGGCTTGATACGCAGTGATGCCGCCGCGACATTCTCAGGCAACAGATCGATGACTTCTTTCACCCAAGCCCACCAGCACAATTCAGGCAAGGTCAGTTGGTGGCTCTCCTCGAACATGAAGTAACTGCGGGCCCGGTACACAACAAAATCAGCAATATTTTGCTCTGCTGTGGCTGATAGCTCAGGCATCGTCTTATCACGGTATAAATGCGAGTGATGCCAGCACAGACGAATCGCACCGGTGCCATAGCGCATTGTCTCCATGTTCTTGTCGTGATATCCATCGTCACACTGGCGCTGGCATTCATTACGGCGATCCAGCCAGCTCTCAAGGCTGTTGATGCCACCAGCGGCGGCAAGAACACGCTCATGCTGAAAGAATGGGCGGAAACGCGGATCACTGCCCAACTGCTGCTTAACCGCTGGCAATGCACCTGACGGCATTTCACGAAACTCAGCCGGTACAGTTGATATCAGCACCCGGTCACCGAACATCGGCAGTAGGTCAGCACCTGGCTTTAAGATGACCTGCCCTAGCTCACGTACGATGATCGGCTTCAATAACCCCCTCATGCCCTGGCCTTAGCCGTCATCATCAGCTTGATAAGTTCAGATGCCCGGGAATCGTAAAAATGAGGCTGAGTTTCGCGCGGGTTGCCTGGGTTGATGATGTTTTTACCGTAAGCAAGGCCCTTTGTTGTCACAGCCCAGAACTGCTTAACGCCTCCCTTAGCGGCTCTCGATGTACTTCGGCGTGATCGGTGCTCAACAATGCCAATTTCTTCCAGCCGGCGATAAGCCTCTTGGGGACTGACAGGGATTGAGTGTTCCTTAAGAATGGCACTGAGTGACATTGTAGGCCGGCTTGAGCCGTCTACCGAATCAGATGGAGCGTCAATGGCATAGGTTGGCATCAGGTTAGGAATGCCGGCAAAGTCCTGCAGCTTCTGATAGGCGCCAAGTTTTGACGAATTTGAAAGGTTCAGCATTCGAGATGCTGACTCAAGTAGCAGAATACCCGCCTGAATGCGATCTGCCGTCTGTGAAACATGCTGGCCAACTGCTGCAGCGTCAAAAGTGCGGATGACCTTTAGGCTAAATGCAGGACTAATCCACATGGCATATGAGTAAACCAGCTCCTTGCAAACGTAAACGCCAGGGCTGATCCCCCCTTTGATGACTTCCAAAGCCGGGATTCCTGCTTTGCTTATTTCTTGAGCAAGCTCTTGGGTTTGATTGTTCTGCAGCCAAACGCTCGGACGTTGGCGCCCTTCGCTTCCTGCTGCACGGTGCAAATCATTCAGGCAATAGCGGCCATTGATATCCTGACGTACAGCTACGCCATCAATCGCGATCAATTGATTCATTGTATTACTCCACACATTGGTTTTAGCCAGCCTCCCCATCCCGTCACCCGCATAGTGATTGGGGAGGCGATTAACTGCTCTATCAAAATAACCGATACCTGTGTTTTTATCCAGCATCAGTAACCTCCCTGATCCGGAGCTCCACCTTGCCGCCTTTGGTCACTGGCCCCCAGCTCGCATTGATGCGCTTAATCTGGCTGTCATCGAGCCACACACCAGCCTTGGTCATCGCATCGAACAGGCCCTTGAAGTAATTATCCAGGTCACGTCGGGCTTTGGTCGGTGGACAGAACACGACCTCAACGGCGATATCTGCACTGATTGGCTTCGGCCGGCGACGTAGCTGCTCAAACACCTGAGCGATGGCCTCGGCTTGAAATGCTCTGCCGCGTTCACTGACCAGAGTTCTGCCTCTCAACGAGCCCTTGTTTGGCGAGCGCCAGTAGCCGTTAACGCTTGGAGGAAATGGCAAGGTCAGAATCATTCGCCCTCCCCAACCGCTGCACGGACAATCCCGCGTACACCGTAGTAATCCCATTCGAAGTGCCACTGCTGCCACCCAGTTACATACCCACCGGCCAGAGCATCTAGCCGGTTCTTTTGGCGAGACCGCCAGAAACTCCGTGCCTCTTTCAACGCCCGGCGGCGCCAGATGTGGTACGCGATGCTCGACAGTGGTATCAGAACTAGATTTTTCATGATGCCAACCTCGCTAGGTCGTTCTCGCTTGCCCTGGTTACTGCCTGCGCCCAGATACCGGTCCACGCCCTGCGTGCGTCGTAATCGGTCATACGCCCAAGAGATCCGGCCATTTCCTTCGCCAGTGCCTCAACCTCGTTTTGGGGTTTTCGGCGTTGGGATACCAAGCGGGTGTAAGCGTCTTCTCGAGCAGCGCTATCAAGCTTCTGAACCTTCGGCAGGTCATTGGCTCGCTCCTCCTTGACCTTGAGGTAGCATTTCTCGGTGATCAGGTAGTCGAAATCCTTCTTGCGCCAGGTCTTGCCGGTGTTGGTATCTGCACGGTCTTCCAGCATCCAACGGCATTTTTTCGAGATGAACCGCAGGTAAGCCCCCCACTTCTCAAGGTTCAGCTCGTAGTCGGCCCAGAGTTTGCGGAGCTTCTTGCGGCGGTCGTCAGTGATTTTAAGAACGACTGGCAGTTCAGGAAGCGTGCTATGGAAGGCCTCAAGCATGGCCTTGTAATCGATTTTCAGAGAGTCGGCTTGTGGGTCTGCTGGTGGAGCCAGCTGACGTACAGGTTTCTTCTCTGTAGTAATCTCTGAAGTATTCTCTGTGTAATCTCCTGTATGAATGAATGCGGAATTTCCCCGATCTGGCTCGGGGGTTTTCTGCAGACTTGTCCGCGGAATTTCCGCATTCTTGTCTGCTGGTTTGTCGCATTCTTGAATGCGGGATTTCCGCATACTGGATTGCTGGTTTTCCGCATACTGAATCAGCAGGGCTTCCAGGCGGCTTTTGTTAACGCGAAAATAGAGTTTTGCGGGTACCCCTCTGCGGTCTTCTTCCAACACGCCGGCGGTAACCAACTTTTTCCTGGCGCCTTCCTGCTCATAGCGTGACAGACCAGTTTCGGTCGTCAGCTCAGCCTGGGTCTTGTAGAACCAGCCATCCATTCGGTTTTGCCAATACACCAACTGCGAAAGCAGTACAGCACCGGTAACGCCAGCACCCAGCCCAACAAAAGAAGGCTGAAACGCTATTGGGCGATCCAGTAACTGCATTAAGACGCTCATTGCTCTACCTTTTTAAATTTTGTACCGAAGTCCCGGCGTGGGCATGCGCAGTCATATGGGTAACCCGGACGGCGGAATATGACCCGGTGGTTTACCCGATCAACTCCAGTCACATGAACAATCACACCGTGACTGTCACGACAGCGCATTTCGAACGGGATAATCACTTCGTTATCCATGATTTCCCCTCGCTAAAAACTTGCCGTTACCCACAACCCAAGCCGCATAGCTGTGGTTGATGGCTAACCATCGGCCTTGTACATTGAGCTCATACGAAAACGCTGCTGGCGAACGTCCACCAGCTACAGCACGGCAACGAAGTTGCGGGATACCCGCTAAATTGCGTACACTGTTCATGCGTTAATTACTCCACACGTTTAATTGATGCACTCGACGCCCGGGACCGCATATCCTGGGCGTCACCCTCTCCAAACATCATCACCGTCACCGCGTATATCTCCGCCACCAGCGATTGAACCCGGTAACCCTTAGCTTTCAGCTTTCTGCTCTCGTCGTTGTCCAGCACCCCATCAGCTGTAAATTCGTTATGCGCTTTAGCAAACAGGCCAAGCGCTGACATCAGCTCGTTGAACTTGATCAACAACTCTTCGTTATCCGCCTGTTCGATTTCTGGCAGCTTCACGAATACGCCACCAGCGTGCTTACACATCGCCTCGGTGATATCGCTACGGCCTGAGATTGACTCCATTTCTACAGCCATACCCAGCGGCACTACCTGCCCTGATACTTGGCGGACGCGGTTACGAAGAGCATTTTCAGTCCCGGCCACTGGATCCAACTGCAAGGCCATCGCACTGTATTTTCCTGGGAATTGGGTGATCAGCTTGTGTATCGCTTCGCTGATGTCGTCCTGGGTAGGAAAGTCTTTGTTGTCCACAAGGGTTCTCCACTTCTGTGGTTTTGGTTAAGCCGCTGGCGCGGTAGACTTTTTGTAAAACGACGGGTCATATACAAGAGTTCCACCAGTGATGCGGCTTAGCTTTAGAGCAGCTCTCTCTGGAATGACTTCCCCCCATTGAGATACGGCCGAATCACTGACTCCAAGGGCAGCGGAAATTGCACGCTGAGAGCCGTAGTGCTTGACCACTTTTTCCTTAAGCATTTTTTTACCTTAATAAATTTAAGATATCTTTAATTATTTAACCAAAGGAATCTTAAGTCAACTAGATTTAAGATTGCTTAACTATGAAAAAAGAAACCGTGGGCGAGCGCATTCATGCGCGGAGAAAGGCAAAGAAGTTGAGCCAAGTAACATTGGCTAAAAAAGTCGGCGTTTCTAACGCTGCGATTTCACAGTGGGAGCGATCTGAAACAGAGCCAAAGGGGGATAATCTGATGTCTCTCGCGGCAGCATTAGAATGCTCTCCATCGCATCTCTTGTATGGGGATGCGATCGACGAAAACATCACATATGTAGGCAAGGTTCGACCAGGGCTTGTCCCCGTTGTTGGTGATGCCGTTTTAGGAGTTGATGGCATGATCGACATGGTCGAGTACCGTGGTGGATGGCTGAAGATTTATAGCGATGACCCGAATGCGTACGGGCTTCGCGTCCGTGGTGATAGCATGTGGCCACGTATCCAGTCTGGTGAGTTTGTTCTGATTGAACCTGGCACGACGACCCATCCTGGCGATGAAGTGTTTGTACGCACCAAAGATGGGCACAACATGATCAAGGTGCTCAACTACACTCGTGAAGGGGAGTACCAGTTCACAAGTATCAACCAGGATCACAGGCCAGTTACTATGAACTGTGATAGTATTCAAAAAGTTGAATACGTTGCAGGCATACTCAAAGCCTCGAGGTATGTAGACAGTGATGGAGTTAACGACACTTCACTATAATTTATACTTCACTTAACTTTACGTTAGGTTTTTATTTAATTTCATGCAGTTAGAATCAAAGCATCTTATCAAGGAGAAAAAGATGTCAGTTAAATTAAGTAAAATAAAGAAAATAGAAAATTATGCCGAATACAGAGCCGACTTCGTTGGTTTTGCACCTGTAGCTACAACCAATGAGACAACAGTTGATGTGCACTTCATTAGCACTAGGGCGGTCCCAGCAATCATTAATGAAGATAATGAAGATAATGAATCAGACAACCACAATGAAGACGAGCATATCGTGAAGGAAAAATCGTTACAAATTGGCTCAACTAACGAACTAGTTCACTCTTGTACAGTAACAATGCCGCTAGTACAGTTGAAAGGCCTAAGAGAAGCTATTGACTCTCTCCTCCTACAGCTAGAACAACAAAAACAAAAATAATCTTACATCATGGATAAATCACACAGCATGTCATGTGGAACCATGAACATTTCTTATGAGATGCCTGGAGAATCCACACCCTACACTATAAAAGTTGACGGTTTACCACATAATAGCTTTATGACATTTGTGGAAACTGGCACAAATGCTGTAAAACAGTATAATTCAAAACAACCCAATAGTATTGTCATCACTGAGCAAACTGAGCGTGAGATACTGCCTAGGACTTCGGAAGGTAATCTAAACATAAGATTAGATTCACCAAGTGAGGATCCAGAAGCTATGGATAGTAAACCAAGCGTGGAAAATGACATGTCTGATTTGACCAGAAACGAGATTCAAGCGCTGCTTAAGGCCAACAAAGCTGAAGTGGATGCTGTTGCATCCAGTATGCAAGCTGACATGGCCAAATGGCGTGAGCTTATGTCCTCCGACTTAAAGGAGATCAAAAGCCTTGTTTCGTCACAACATGCAAGTATTAACAGTAGGCTTGATCTTCAATCAGTGCGTATCGAAACTGCTTTGGAGTCTCATTCCAAGAAAATTGATGCGGCTCTGTCCATACAAGAAGCAAAACTCGAAGGTAAGCTTAGTGATGTAAAACTTGAAATTATCAAATGGGCGCTTGGCTTGCCTGCATTAGCGTTTGCGCTTTATAAAATTTACGGGGTAATGTCTGGAAATCCAACCCCATAGCTATACTCGAAAACCGACTTTACAGTCGGTTTTTTTATGCGCCCCCCTGCCAATCCCTCTACTGCGTTCCCCTCAACTCCACCAGCCCACCCACTGCCACACAACTTATTTAAGTTGTCTTCACTTTGATATTGACTTTTAATTTAAGATATCTTAATGTTATTCCATCAGCAGCGAACAGGCAGGACGCCCATGAAGTAGCCGCCCGAGGCACACGAAGATCGGGATGATTCGCTGAAGCAGGTACTCAATAAGAGGTTTAGATGATGGAAGGATCTGAAAGTGTTACCGCCAAAATTGAATTCTGGCGGTTAATTAAAGCAACTGCAGAAACTAACTTATGTGAGTTGCAAGTACTTAGTCTTCAGGGTGCTGATTGCCAAAAATGGCATCTTTCGGCAGCCGCCACCCTTTCATCTCAAGTTCAAGAACCGTGCTGTGACATTGCTGGATAGTAAAAGCTGGCCCACATCAGCATGCTCACTCACCCTTTTCCTTGAGTCTGAGTAAGGTGGAGAGTTCAGAAACTCAGTCGGGATGGTTCGCAAGAAAAAACGCCCTTCGTGACGATACGCTCTTTAACAATCTGGATATCACCAACTGAGACTGATGTTTCTACCAAAGACCACCATTGAGCTCTTCCCCAATCTCTCTCATTGTTTTTGGGGGCTTATAGTTCACGTTTTTGTTCATGGCTAATTTCTGATCGCAAGAGAGGCAACGGCTGATATGAAAGACAGAGCTTTCACCTATCGACAGAGGTTGGAGTATCGATATTGCATGGCGGGAAAAGCAGTTTGGGCAAAGATTCACTGCTATTTCTTTGCCATGCACAGCTTCACTCTTCGTGTAAACAAGTGTTCCAGAATCAAGCTGATTCAAAACATAACCTTCAACCTTGCTTTCAAAATCTTCGAATTTTGCAATTTTTGCTTTGAGATGCATTATCTCTTCCTCTCGAGAGCGGATCGCATCGCCAAGAGAAAAGCATTCAGACTGAAGAGTTAAAAGTTTGCTCTGTACTTCTGAGGTCGCTGCTCTAATTTCAAAATCAGACTTTGCATCGTTGATTGTTTTAAGCAGACCCAGAGTCTCTTTAATAGCAGTAAAGCCTAAAGAAATATCAACCATCTTGTCGATTACTCTATTGTTGTTGGGGATATCCAGATTAACCGAATCCTTGTTGTTGGGGAATAGCAAGGTCCACCGCCGCCTGAGGTGGATAAGTTTAACCAGGCACACAACGGCATGCTCACTCGCCCTTTCCCTTAAGTCTGGAAGCGGTGGAGAATCCTGACACTCATGAGTGAGCATACCGATGTGGTTAGGCTGGAAACTTCGGGGGCGTTGTTTACCAGCCGCCACACCTTATGCGCCGCGCCGGCGGCACTGCAGCGAAAGCAAGCGCGGATATCCGGCAAGAATTTATGCTGTGTGTAGTCTTGGCGGCTGTTCGCTGGGTTGGTGTCAGCCGCACTTTTTTCGCTCTTTAACAGAATAATAGAAAACCCTATAGCCTCTCAAAAGAAGCTATAACTTATCATTAGTTTTATTTTTCTTTCTTTTTTTTTAACCATAAAGTTAACTTTTGGTAATTACCAACAAAAACAAGAATAGCTATGGATGCCCCTATAGAGTAAAGTAAGTCATGTTTATCCAAGAACTTAATTACCTCCTCAACAGACAGATAGCCAGTTGTAAAACTAACGAATACAAGAATAAATGATATCAAATTTAGAGCTGAGGATTTTATATAAAAATTTTCAAGCTCGTTAGTGATTTCGTTCAGCTTTTTAACTATTACTGTCAACCTGGCTGGATCATCGTCATCTGAGATAAAAAAATTATTTATTATTTCATTAGCATTTTTCAATTCAGTATTGGATGCAAGGAATCCATACGTGAAAGCACCTGTCAAAGTGAATAATGTAATAATCCCCCATGTCGAGAAGACTTTCCAGTTAAAATCAATATGAATTGCAGCATTTAAACTAGTATTACCTATAGATAAATCTATCACCTTAAAAACAAAAATACACAATGCCATCCAAACAGTCATTATTGCTATTGAAAGCTGTATGGACTTTCGTCCTCTATCAATTGCATTGTTGTACCTATACATAGCCAAATTTATACTCATGAGTCACCTAGTATATTTTAAAAGCAATACTATACTGGACTCCCATTAATTATGACAATGTTACAGTTATTGATAATTTCATTTAACATTAATTAGCGTTCTATTTTTCATGTATTTTATAATTTAACTAATGAAGTTTTTATGGGCATGTCTAATAGAAAGTATGAGGCTTAACTATGCGGGTTATTGTCCTCAAACACCAAACCACTTTTAACTTGGACGAAATATGACCTTCCAGGCCAAGTTTCACTTTTCCGAAGAACAGTGTGGAGTAATTAACATGATCAACACTATTACGATCGATACCGAAACAATGGATACCAAGCCAAGTGCTGTGATTCTATCTATTGGGGCATTTGCATTCGATATCTCTGACGTTCGTCAAACACAACAAAGCATTATCCAGATAGCCCGTGATGCAGAGATGGCTGATTACTCAAATACGGCCTTCTACTGTCTGGTAGATACTTTCGGTCAGTTAATGCAGGGCCGCAATGTAAGCGTCAAGACTCAGGCTTGGTGGCGTGAACAATCTGAAGATGCACATGAAGCTCTTGCGGGAGACCGAGAGCCAATTGGCCAAAGCCTCGCCCTGCTCTCTCATTGGATAAAAGCCCATCCAGATGCCCGGATATTCTTCCGTGGCACTGACTTCGATGGTTCTATCCTGGAGCATGCCTATAGAACTAACGGGATCGAATGCCCTTGGCATTGGGGTGGCAAGCGTGACGTACGCACTTATATCGACGCAATGACAAAGGGAAACCGTGGCTATCTACCTAAAACCCACCAGCCCTGCTTTGCGGTGGTTAAGCATAACTCGCTCCATGACGCGATGAACGATGCCGAGCAAATGGCCATTGCCTATCAACAAAATAGCTTCCAGATGGATGCCGAACTGAGGAAGTCCTAATGACTTCTGCTTATTACAACGAAATTGATCCATACGCCGCCCAGTGGCTCCGTAATTTGATAGCTGCTGGTCATATAGCGCCTGGGGATGTTGATGAGCGTTCAATCGAGGATGTGAAACCCGATGACTTACGAAACTACACTCAATGCCATTTCTTCGCTGGAATCGGAGTCTGGTCTTATGCCTTGCGCAACGCCGGATGGCCTGACGATAAACCAGTCTGGACAGGTTCTTGTCCGTGCCAGCCTTTCAGCACGGCGGGCAAAGGCGATGGATTTGATGACGAGCGGCACCTATGGCCACATTTCCATTGGCTCATCAGCGAGTGCCGCCCTGAGCACATCCTTGGCGAGCAAGTTGCAAGCGGCAACGCAAATGCTTGGTTCGACCTTGTACAAGCTGACTTGGAAGCAATGGATTACGCCTTCGGGATTGTCCCGTTCCCGTCTGCGGGCATCGGCTCTCCGCACATCCGTGACCGCGCATACTGGGTGGCCAACGCCCACAACGAGGGACTGGAAGGATGGAAAAGAATGCCTGAATGTTCCACTGAACTCATTGCTGGGACGAGTGGCGTGGTTGACAACATGGCCAGACCCGAAGGAATTAGATGGGGAAAATGCAGCAAGGCCTGCCTCCGGAGCAGGAACCCAAGCCAGACTAATGGTTTCTGGCGAGATGCTGACTGGCTCTTCTGCAGGGATGGAAAGTGGCGGCCAGTTAGACCCGGCTCATTCCCGTTGGTTAATGGGGTTACCGCAAGAGTGGGACGACTGCGCGCCTATGGCAATGCCATCAATGCGGAAGCTGCGCAAACCTTCATAAATGCATATATGGAGATCATCAATGGCGAAGACTAATGCAGAGCGTAAAGCAGCCCAACGCGAGCGCCAGCGACTGACGGGTATTGTCCCTGTCGAAATCAAGCTAGATCAGCAAGAGGCTAAGATGTTACGAGAGAATTGTGCAGCTCGCCGGCCACAACGCGAACCATACGACTTGGATGAATACATCACCATGCTGATCAGGAAGGATAACGCCGAATTAAAAAAGCAGCTGGCGGCACGGAATAAACGGTGCTGCGGTAAGTGCAAAGACAAACTACCAGGTGACCCAGCAGGTTGTTATTTCCTTGGTGATTCTGAGTGCTGGCAAACCTACGGGTGGCATGAAACCAAATTAACAGTGTGTGACATGTCACGATTGAATTAATGCCCGTATGCGGCGGGTGATGTGTGGAGGTACTTGATGCTACAGATGTTGACGCTTGAAGAATGGGCTGCGGAGCGATACCGCAGCAAACCACCCTCTCTAAATACCTTGCGGCGTTGCGCTAAAGAGGGCCACTTCGCCCCGCCCGCACGTAAGGAAGGCAAGTTATGGCGTGTGCGAGAAGATGCTGAGCTAGTTGGCCCACTCACTACTCCGGTCATTAAGCACAACGACAATCCGAAGCTCCGAAGGATATTGAACGATGGCAGTCAGACCGCGTAAGAACAATGTTGATATTCCTAACCTGTATCCGCTATTTAGTCGTAAGGCCAATAAAGTGTACTGGCGGTACCGGCATCCAGTTACAGGGAAGTACCATGCTCTTGGCGATAATGAGCAGGAAGCCCGTGAGATTGCGATCGAAGCCAATAGCCGACTAGCGGAGCAGCGTAGCCGGCAGATCCTGGCACTTAGCGATCGTGTGGCTCAAATTAAGGGTAAAAATATAACTGTCAGTACCTGGCTCGACCGGTATTGGAAAATACAGGAAGAACGACTTAGCACCGGTGATATCAAGCCCAACACGTTTAAACAAAAACGTAAGCCTGTGGACCTTCTACGCCAAAAATTTGCAATGAAATCCTTGCCCGAGATTGATGCCAGAGATATCGCTTCGTTGTTGGATGAGTACACAGACGCCGGACAGCCACGTATGGGCCAGGTTGTTCGCTCAGTGCTGATCGATGTATTCAAAGAGGCTCAGCATGTTGGTGAAGTTCCTCCGGGCTACAATCCCGCGCTCGCAACAAAGCAACCGCGCAGGAAGATTACCAGGCAGCGTTTGAATCTAGAGGAATGGCAGAAGATTTTCGACATTGCTGATAAACAGCATCGCTACATGGGCAATGCGATGCTATTGGCCATAGTTACAGGGCAGCGCTTGGGTGATATCTCAGCAATGAAATTCAGCGATATCTGGGATGACCACTTACATGTTGTGCAGGAGAAAACTGGTGCAAAATTGGCATTACCACTTTCCCTTCGTTGCGATGCTTTGAACACGAGCTTGCGTGAGGTTATCTCGCGTTGCCGAGATTATGCTGTCAGTCAGTATCTTGTACATTACTTCCGTTCGACATCAATGGCTCAACGTGGTGCCAAAGTGCCAGGCAATACTTTGACAACCAACTTTAGCAAAGCCAGGGATAAAACTGATATTGATTGGGGGAGCGGCACACCAGCAACATTTCATGAACAACGATCGCTTGCTGAAAGGCTATATAAGTCCCAAGGAGTAAACACACAGATACTTCTGGGACACAAAACGCAGTCTCAGACAGACCGTTATCACGATGACAGAGGGAAGGAATGGATAAAAGTGAATTGCTAGCCTGATGGGATACCCTCGAGCTATCACCTATCAGTATCCCAGCAGAACTAACTAATCATCTTTGCAATCTTTTAATTTTTATATAAAGCATCTCAATCAACTCTTCAGCGTTTTCGCTGTAATGCAACGCCCTATGACAATTCGGGCATAGCGCAACACAGTTGCTAACGGTATCCGCACCAGATAACGAGAGCGGTATCACATGATGTACTTCGAGATATGGACTATCAGATTTAATTGAGAAAGGTGCATATTCGCCACACCTCTCACAGTATCCCTTGCTCTGCCGCAATACCCAAGCTTTAACAGCAGGATCTCTAACATAAACCCTCTTAACTCTTTCAACTGTACTAGGTATTTTATATCCTTCGGGTTCTTTCAAAGGCAGTTTTATTAACCTGCTGACCCTTTCACTTAGAACACTCTCATCATCAGTCGGTTCGAAGAACGTTGATGTGTCTCCATATATAATAGAATCCCAAAACTCAGCACTGTTAACACCTGGAACACTTATCATTATTCGCTTGGTCCTGTTCCCAGAGGGTGCAGTTTTTTTACCCGTACTACTGAAATTGGCCTGATACCTACACATTTTTTGTCGAATATCGGAAGGGGAATTACCAATTAGAGGGAAATACTCATCAGGATGTATTTTCCTTTCAGCTATAAATGGCATAAATCTTCTGGCTGGCAATGAGGCCAAATACACAGTGACCTTATCTATTCCAGAATAAATCAGCCGCTCAATGATATAATCGAGTGCCACATTATAATCTTTGTTTCTATGTGCAGGCCCCCAAGACTCAAGGATCAGGCCATAAACGCCATCCTCTTCGCCCACAAAGCACTCGGCATTCAGCTCAATTCCATTTCTATCAAGAACATACATTGGTTTTATCTTTTATAAGTGTTTTCTACAAAATACTCCGCATCTATATGAACATGCAACATTTTTATAGAGATCATGTTCACATCTATACTTACTGGCATTCTCCGCCTTGATTTTTCATAAGCTTGAGATATCTCATAATATACACTTGGAGTAGAATAGATCCTGCTGTCATTCAGGGCTCCTTTTCGTGCTAAAGCTCTGTGTACTTTTTTGCTGATCCAAAGCAAGCCTCAACAGGATATTTATCATTGTTCGCTTCAAGTTTCCTATAAGCAGCCTCCAAAATATTAATATTCAATTTCCCCGAAAGCTGAAGAAGGTATAAAAGGACATCAGACATCTCTTCCTCAACCTGAATTAATTGTTCCGAAGTGAGGTTATTACTCTCTTCCTCCGTTAACCATTGAAATATTTCTATTAACTCGCTAGCTTCGACAGAAAGTGCTATCGATAGATTCTTTGGAGAATGGAATTTATCCCAGTCTCTGGCCTTAGCAAAGTCAGCAAGTATCTTCTGTAGGTCTTCAAGACTTTTGTTTTTCATAAATTCCCTTCAATTCATCAAGTGATAACCATGGACGTTTCCTATGAAGCATCCGATGACAATTTGCACAGACAATAGCAAGATCGTGAATAGACGTTTCTTCGTTTTTATCCCGTAGACTTAAGGGCTCTTTGTGGTGACACTCAGCAAAACCTCGGCCCAACTCACCGTATATTTCCTCAAAATTCATTGAGCAGATTTCGCACTCAAGTTTTCCGGTCTCGTTAAATATAAGATCTTTCTTCTGTTTGACAATTTTGGGAGCTCTTTCCCGGGACTGGTGTAACCTCATAATAGGTTTACCTTCATAACCAAGTTCGACAACAGATGATTCTTCGTCATCCTGATCATTGACGTTATATGTAATATCTTCCAGTAAATCTATCGAACTGGCTAGGGTAATAGAACCTTGGGTACAAGCCGAATAGCGCACCGCTTCAACGAATGCTTCATTGAAGAACTCTGTACCAAAATAAATATTTTCACCGAAATCCTGAACAATTTTGAACTTAAAACGATGCGGATAAATCTCATCATCAGGCCAAACTTTAGTGGAAGATGTATAAAATCCCTCGGTTACTTGACCAATTATGATTTTTTGCACCAGTCCTCGGAAATTTTGTAGCTGATCTTTCCCCACACGCGAGAATCCTGGAGGAGCTGCTCCCTCAGCCTTTAGCCAAGAAATAGAGTAAACAAAGGCAATCAGATCATCTTTCCTTATCTCTTGAACAGTTGCTTTCTTCGTCTCTTTAACCCCCCAAATGCCTTGATTCATACCAATGGGGAAGTTAATTCTTGAATGCGGTTTATCAGATATGTACACAGCCCAAATCACGTTGTAGCCCTATTATATAACGATTTTTCTAATCTTAACGTCATGTGCGACAAGAATAAACACTAATACGCTGCGGTTATGAAGAACCTAATTGTGACTGATAGACTTTACATGGTCGGCAGGTTAGCGCCCGTTACTAGCTAAAATGCTCGTCAGATTTGACTTGTGCAGTTACTGATTTTGTTTAAAGCAAACAAGTAATTTGGAAACGGGACTACCCCATTCCTATGGTTTGCACTGAGCTCACTCTTTAGATTGATCCACTCAAAAATACCTAAATGGCCAAGTTTTGATAACTTATTTTGATAATGTTTTGATAACCGTTGCGATTTGAATAATAAAAAACGGGAACCATCAGGCTCCCGTTATCATTTAACGCTTAAACACCATTACATGTGTTTAACGATAGCGTCGCCAAACTCTGAACATTTC